ATGGGCAAAGCAAAGGAAGCAAAAGGCAAAGCAAGGGAAGCAAAAGGCAAAGCAAGCAAAGGCAAAGCAAGCAAAGGCAAAGCAAGCAAAGGCAAAGCATGGGAAGCGATGGGCAAAGCAAGGGAAGCAAAGGCAGCTGCCGCCCTGCTGTTGCCCTCTTGCAGTTGCCGCAAATATGTGGCAAAAATTTCTGGGGCGTATTTATCAAAAAAAACTAAAACTTTGCGATATTGCTTATACTCTTATGAAAAGTTTGCTATATTTGCATCGTTCTAATGTGTCATTTATTAACGAAAAAGTGCGTTTACATCAACAAAACGTGCAAATATCGTGCAAAAACTAAAACCGAATATGATAAAAATAACTATTAAACTCGATAAGCGCAGAAAGCTCAATAATGGGAGATATCCGCTCAAGATAAAGATAGCCCGAAAAGATACGGCTTTCTATATCAGTACACCATACCAACTACGTGAAGAGGAATGGGATCCAGTAGTCAGCAAGGTAAAACTTTTGGCTGAAAGGAAAAGCATCAATGTAAAATTAGGGAAAAAGTTAGCCATACTCAAAGAAAAGGTTTATGCCTTACAAGAGTCTGGGCAACTTAGATATTATACAAATAAAAAGCTGCAGAAGTATCTTCTGAACGAAGATGATGGTAATGAAGAAAAGCATCTTTTTAGTGTTCTATTTGATGAATTCTTGTCAACAAAAAACAGTGAAAACACCAAGAAAATATACATCTCTACAAAGAAAAAGATAGAGAGCTTCTGTGATTACAACACTCTCCTTATTGAAGAAATCGATATTGATTGGTTAGATGAATTTGTGAAAAAACAAAGAAATGACAAGAATCGGCAGAATACGATTGCAAACAGGCTAAGAAACATACGAGCTATAATTTCTTATGCCAAAAAAAAGAAAGTGATCATAGATGATGTGTTTCTTGATTATAAGATTAAAACAGAAGAAACTGAAAAGAGAAGTTTATCTGTCGAACAATTAAGAACGTTTTACAGAGCGTGTCTTCCATCAAAATTCCAGATATACAAAGACATGTTCTTCTTGACTTTCTTCCTTATGGGGATAAATCTCGTAGACCTTGCCTCATTGGAGCGCATTGAAAATGGGCGCATAAAATACAAGAGAGCTAAGACGGGGACACTTTACAATATCAAGATTGAGCCCGAAGCCCAAGAGATTATTGACAGAAATAAAGGGAAGAAATATCTAATTTCATTGCTCGACAATTATAAAGATTATCAGTGCTTTTCAATGCGATTTGATGCAAATGCAACCAAAATAGCAGAGTTACTATCTATCCCGCGCATGACACTGTATTGGGCAAGGCATTCTTTCGCTACAATCGCTTATGAGATTGGAATTAGCACAGATATAATTGCTGATTGCTTAGGACATAAAACAGGGCATAGAATTACAGAAATATATATACAAAAAGACCAAAGAAAGGTTGATGAAGCGAATAGAAAAGTGATAGATTACGTTCTGTACAATAAAAAGTAAAATATGCGCAGGGGATGCCATAAGTAATCCTTCTGCGCATATCGGCTTATTCGCCGAGCACTTCTTTAATTTTATTATCAACGTACTCGTCCGACATCAGTTTTGCTTCAAGCTCCTTCATGTCTATGGGAAGAATTTGCGTTCCGTCTTTTGCTGGCGTCTCCAAACAGGCCTTAAGCGTTGCAAACCAGGAGGAGTTCTTGAGATTGGCAAGAGCTTCTTTCCGAAGCTCGCAAGCAGCCTTCAACTCTCCATTGTCACGGAAATATCTGAGCACTTCTGCCAATGCAGCAACAAAGTTCTTGTCAGACATCGAATTGTTCTTTGCTTCTTCCAATTTAATCATTAAGAAAAGCAATGATGAATGTAAATTTGTTTTGTTCATAGTCATTCTTCATTACATAAAGTTTCTACTACCTTTGTTCTTATGGTTTTTGTTGCAGGGTCATATTCGTCATGAAGAGCATTTACCACACCTTTTTTGTTGGTAAAATAAACCACTCTGCCACTATCATAGAAACGATATACGGTTATACCATCCACAACAAATAGCTTCTCTACTTTAATTTCATTAATAGAGTCTGATGTTGGAACATTAATTCCTTTGTTATCGTTGCAAGAAACGAGCAGGAATATAACCGATACAAATAATAATATAATCTTCTTCATACGCTACTTGAATTTGATGATAAAGAACTCAGTATTTAGCCACTTATCGGGGCACAAGCCTTTCTTAGGCTTGCCGATGGTAATACTCTCTATCTCCTTCTCAATTCGTGGACTATCCTTGCGGTAGCCGTTGACGAAGAGGACGTGAGTATATTGTTTTAACACAATTCTCTGTGCGTCAATATATTTTTTAAGTAAATCCGTTCGCCCTAATAAAGCCAAGGCAAGATGTCGCACATCAACTATATTGCTGTTATTGTGAAATAATCGTGCTACCCAATACGGCTTAATCTCCCGATACTCTTCATTCTTTATTCCGTCAGCAATCATATCGAACCATTGCTTGCTGACTGTGAGGATCAATACTTTCTTTTCCATTCTATATTCTTATTCTGTTAAGAGTTTGCTTAGCTCATCAAACGTAGGGCTTCCGACGTTGAGAACGAGCCCGTAACTTAGCCTCATGACGCTTGTGCCATCTTGCTGCTTAGCTACGCTAATAACGGAACTCGTGCTCACAATGTAGTCTATATAACTGACATTCGACTTAAACTCAGGCGTTGCCTGTATCTTTATAAAATCGCTCATTCCGAATCCTTGTCGTTTTCTTTATTAACCTCATCTGCCCATCTTTCAAGCGCCTTGATGCACTTATCTGGGAGTTCCTTGGCGTTTGGGTTGGACTTCAAATAATCAATAGCGCTTCCTACGCCATAAATCATGTAAAGCTCTTTTTTTGACGGTATAAAGATCGTAAGCAGTGTACATAGTATAACAACAATGAATGAAGCGGCAGCAATATTTAGCGCTTTTTCTTGCGTATCTCCATCGCCTTTTGAATCTGTTACGGCTGTTATTATAAAAAAGCAAATGAACATACCGATAGAAATCACAAGGCAAGCCGCAAAAAAGTTATGCAAGTCTCCCAGTGTCAAAATCCAATATAAATCGCTCATTGTTCGCCTCCTTTCTTAACTTTCATCATTGAGTGGCGTGCGCCTTTGAGCCACGATTGGAGGTTAATCTTACGCTCGCTCGCAAGGTTAGCCTCTCGCCATTCTGCATACTGCTCATAGGTAACTTCGTACCGGATGATGAGTGCCATTTCCTCGGGGCTAAAGAAATCAGTATCATCAAAACAACACAACCCTCCGCACACACCTCCAACCCAGTATGTGCTACGGAAGCCTTCAAACAGTTGCTTGTTGGTGATTTCAACGAGTCTTTCGCATGCGTCCCAATAATTCACCACCGCAGCGATATCATTGCCAGGACGGAACTTTTCGTCCGAGTCGTTGACTTGTAGCAAACTGATTGACATATCTATATTCTCCACTTCGATCTTATACATGGCGAACGACTCAAAGCAAGGGCGGCTATAAAACATAGAACAAAGCTCGTCGAACGTAGCTGTTGGGATTTGCTCTTGCAAACAAGTTCCTTTAGAAAGGTATTCGTCGTATACCTCCCAGTCAATGTATTCGCCCTTGCATCGTACGAAATGTTCATCTGGTTTCAGAACACCAACCAATAAGTAATCCGCCGCGACGAAACCTTTCAGTCTGCGCCAGTCTTTTGTAGCCTGCACCTCGTCTCCGATTCCAAAGCAGAACCCTTCGGCGTTTGACTTGTTGCCTTTGTTCGCTTGAGCATCTGTGTTGATCAAGCATCTGTAACTAAGGAATCTCATTGCTTCTTCCTTAGACATGAAACGGTATATCTTCTTTGTTTTCATACTATTTATATCTTTGTACTCTCATCATGTGTCTAACAACGATGCGGAAAGCACGTAACATACGTGGACTTCCGTGTGTGAGCAATCTTGCAAAATTATCTCCATCAGGATTGTTATAAGCATTCAGGATTTTCTTTGCTTGTCTTAACTTCATGACATTTTCTGTTCGTTAATCATGATTTATTAGCTTAAATATGACATTCTTTCCGTCCTCACGACTCAGCGGAGCACATCGCAATCCTCTCGGGGACGAGCAAGCAATAGGGTTGTAGAAGAAGCATTCTTTACAAGAATGATTTTCTTGCACTTCGAGCACGATACGATCGCCTACTTTATAATCATTCATGTCTCTCATTCTTCTAACGTACTCCTTTTGAAGTTAAACGCATCTACGTCGCTTGTCGAGAAACCACACGGCTTAATCTCGGGACAGAAACCTCGATAGAGGCAGTTGGGGACACAAGCATTCGCAAGGAATGGCTCTATCTTTACCAACTCTCTCAGTACCTCCATCCATAGCATACGAGTAGTTTGCTCTGCCTTGCAGCACAAGCGAACACGAGAGATATTGATAATCTCCTGAGCGTTGACGAGCAAGCGCATATTCACGGGATCGCTCTTCTTCTGCTCATCACGAGGCTTCATCTGCCCGTTGATGTCGGGACGTGAGGTTGACACGAACGGCTGGGCGTGTACGTGGCGACACAGGTGTACGCTTGCGTAATACGGGATATCGTAGAAGTCGATGGTGAACTGGAGGCAGCGCAATGGTGAATGCTCGGCCTTGATCATCTTCTGCTTGAACTCATCGGATGGCTCATGGTCAACCTCTGGCTTGCGTTGCGTGAAGCGTGCTGCGTTGAGCACTTCCTTCCATGAGGTGACACGCCTGACGACAACCCTTGGCGTTGCAGGCTGATCCTCTTTTACCTTCGACTCACCATCTTGTACGATGATGTTCTGCTGCTTGATGTTCGCTCCTGTGTTGTGGAAATCTCCACCGAAAATATAAAATTCGTTTGACATAATTGAATGTTATGATGTTTTTTGTTGTTAGTCGCCGTATCTGTCGGATATGTCATTGAGCCAACTGCTTGCGCACCTCCTCATATAGGCGCTCCAACTGCCATCGACTGAGCCAAACATCGGCCGTGCCGACGAACACATGATATTGGCCACCCTCGCGGATTATCCGCACGTCATTTTTCTTCTCTACCATTTTTTTCTGTCTAAAAATTACTTGTACTCTACGGGCTCATCGTCCCAAGTTAGGCCTCGGCCTATCAGCTTCTTGATTGTGCCTTTGGGGACTGTTATGGAGAATCCTTCACGATCCTCTTTTGGGACCCAAAGATTGAAGAACCTTCCCCTTTTGGGCTTGCTCTGGAAGATAATCTCTGTTCCTTCATTATCAACTGCAAGCCAAACTGTTGTCTTGGTAGTTAATTCTATTCGGAGATTATCCAACCACTTGCTCAACTCGCTCATTTGTAGTGAGTGATCGCCTGCGTGCTTTGAGATATAGTCTTGTATGGCTATAATCTCGTTTACTGCTTTTGTGTTACTCATTGTTCTGTTTCTTATTAACGTTCCCTTGCTGCGCCATTGCAGCCACAAGCTCTTGTGCCAAGACGTTCTGTGATTGGCCATTCTGCTTCTCTCCTTGCTGCCTTGCCGAGGCAACATTAAAGAGTTCCTGTTCTAATTGCTCTTGTGTCATAGCTCTACTTGATAGGTGAGGACATCACATAAACAACACTGCTAACAAGCAATATTGATACGGAGTAAGCAAGAGCCTTTTCGATAGTCTTGCATACACGCAAGTCATATTCTTTGTCGGTCACTAAGTAGACATACGCGATAACAAACCCAACGGTTGCGAGAAATGACATCGATAGCGGCCATTGGCTCAAGTCGTGTATGGCTGCCATTACGTTAATCCAATATATACTCATCTTATACTCTTTTTATATTATCTCCAAGCATAAATAGCTGTATAATTTTCCCTGCAGCCATAATCTATACAGCCAGAATAGTAATACTTAACAGCATCACAATTCCACTTCCACTTATTCTTCTCAATGAGTTTGGATACCTCGACCGTTTTAATGGCATATCCATTCTCATTAAATAGAATTGAGTAGACAGGGTCATCCTTGTCACATCTGTATGGGTCTAATGGTTTTGCAAAGTTCCCATTTTCATCAAAGCAACTCTTTAATTTCATAATCTATTCTTTTTATTTTCTCTCCATCTGTCACATGGAGAGGATGGTTAGTTACTAATCCGCATCATCGTGTGTTAAACCAGCAATGTTGAGGTTACACTTCTCGATGATGTCCTGATATAATTCCTGATCCTCCTCGCGAGCCTTAGCCTTCATTTCGGTAGCCATAGCCTTAATGGCCTTAAACTGAGCGAGGGTAAACTCATCGGCTGCGACAAATCCCTTCTTGCGTACCGTTATGCACACCTCATAGTCACCATCTAAGGTCATTTTGAATAAGGTAGCAGAATTCGTGTCTTTGCACATTTGAAGCAAACTTTTTACAACGCCTTCCTCACACTTATTAGGAGTGCATCCTATCTTATTTGTGTTCTTCTCCATAATATGTTCTTGCTTTTTCTAAGAAAACCTTGTTGTAAAGGTCGGCGAATTGCTTGCCGAATTGATCGGCGCGCGCGAAAGATTTGAAGCAAAGCTGAGAACCGAAAGGCGCATACGCAGACATAGACGTGCTAAGCGTATTCGCGTACACGAACCCCGCTACATCCTTGTCGTACTTGAACCAAGGAAACCACTTGTCTTGTTCCCGATCCGAGAAATCGGGTGCAAATCCATCTGCTCTGTTCCATGCTTCGGCAATGGTGAACAGCTCGTTCAAGGCAATCAACGCTTCAATGTGCTTTGGGTTGACTTCGGCCACAAATCTTGCGACATCTTCAAGCTGAACAACGTTTTCGGAAGGGGTTTTCTTTGCAATGGTAAAATTCGCTCTCGCCTTGCCGCCAAGAAAGTTTCTTGCACTCGTAAAGTCCGTGATAAACTCGTTCACTTCCTTACATTCAACTTCTTCAAGGACGAAATCAAACGGTGACAAATAACCTTCGTCGTCAACGTCCAAACCTTCGTTGTGGTTGCAAATGTAGTCCATCAAGGTCTCTCCGGCTTCTTTGCGTGATTCGTGGAAGACTTGCATTTCGCTCTGTTCGCTTCCATCCGCTTTTTTGATAATGTACTTTTTCATTCTCTATTTTTTAGCATTTTTGATGAATCCATAATCTATATGTTCATTCCCGAATTGACACCTAACCCAAAGAGTAGATGCAGAAGTTTGTGTGTATAAACTGGAGTAATAAAAGTAAATGAAGCATGGTTATTTCCTGCATCGTATGAAATAGTTATTCTGTCTGCATCGTCAAAGCTAACCATTACATCATCTTTACGGCATCTTACATAGTGAGCTCCACTAAAACCTGTAACTTCACCTTTCTCCCATCCACTCTTTTCTAATATTTCAGGGGTAAGAGGTATTGGCTCTATCTCACCAATAACAATCCTTGAAGAATTGCCATTAGGATATATAAGAGTGTATTCAGTCTCATTTGTTAGTCTGTTTACAAAAACTTCCTCCACTCTACATAATTGGTCACTGGCTTTTACCCAATCTCCAGGGATGTATTTACTCTGTTTCATACGCCTTACTTTTATCTAACATTTCTTTGGCTTCATCAAAAGTATCGCAACACATTTGACAAACATCTTCAATACTTCTTGCATCCCAATCATAACACAGCTTTCCGTAACTTTCGGTTATTACTACAACTTGTCTGCCACGAAGGATTCGCCATATCATTTTCAATCTCTGTATCATACGCTTTACTTTTTACGATGATTATACTTCTTTATAGCATCTTTCTTAGAAGCTGCCATAATCTTAACGCCCTTGATAGTGAACTCATGCTGCACTTTTGGTTGACGTTTCTGCCTATCAGAAGGTCTATAACCTTTTGGAGTATTAAATTTAATACGTGGAATCCTAAAAGGAAAATCCTCCATTTGATATTCCAATTCAGTTTGCATACCAATCATTGATAATAGTCCATTCATACACCTACTTATTTTAAATCATCAATATTGAGCCAACGAATAAGTCTCTGGTTACTCCAGCCTCCTCTATTTTTATCGAAATAATTTGCATAGTATTTTCCTTTCTCATATTCCGATAACATAAAAATAGATTCCTTTGGCTCTTCACTAACAGGATGCCACAAGTCCTTCAAAAGCTCATTGATAGCCCACTTAGCACCTTCAATATAGCCTTCACGAAAACCATTCTCATGGTCACCTAATGCACTTATAACATAGTCTTCTCTAACACGACCTTTCTTCTCTGTGTCAGAAATTGAAGCAACAGTTGCAGCTTTTTCAATTTTCTTATCGTCTATCATTGTCACTCCTCCTTCATGCCGAACGGCTCACCGTCCAAAAACGTTAATACATTAAAGGCTTGCTTGTAGTCACGAGGTTCTTCCGAGCGAGAGCCTGACAGGAACATGTTGCACTCGTTGACCTCGGCAATTCCGACGCTCGTATTCATCGGGTCGCCCTTGATTTTAACCCAATCGAAACCCTCCTTCTGCACGATCTCCCAACACTCCGCACCGTCCCTGAACGGGCGATATGTCGGCTCGGGCTTGATGCGGTATTCAACATTGTCCCAATATACAATATCTTTCATTTCTGTCCAATTATTCATATCTTGCCAACCTTTGCCTAATGCACTAGGCTTAGTTCGACACTCAATCACCCTTCCTTCCGCAAAAGCTTGCAGGATAGGATAAAATTCTCTAGCTTCAATTCTATTCATAGCTTTAATAATTTAGTTAAATATTCATCCATACTATAATACACTATCTGAGTAATGGTGTACACATAGAATGATTTACATCCTTTATTTACTTTCATTTGTAATGAAGTATCTCCTGTTAATATCCATATTGTTGGTATAATTACAGGTAACAAAAGACTTTCAAATATGAATACTATAGTAGATATAGGTATCATAAGTAACACATACACTAATCTCTTCAAGATTTTCATAATCAATCCTCCAATTCTATATTATGTTCATCTGCGAAGTCTTCTTCTGCGTCTTCGCAATATCGACCTTCACAAAGTGTTTCAGGGGTTGCTCTATTAGTAAAGAAATTTTTGAGGCACAACTCACAAATTTCATCTCCATAAAGATCTTTTAATTCTTCTCTATTCATAGTTGTTGTTGATAATTATATCGTGAAAATCGGGGTCACTCAACCTCGACTGGCTTCCCGTCAACGAGACGATAAAAAGCATTCTCCTTAATGTTGACTCCATCTACCTTAAAAGCCTTAACCTCCTTGATAGGATCATCTATTCTATCATTACGAACCCATTCAGCTAAAACAATCCAACTGCCAAGCACACCACGAGCACAGCAATCTTTACCTATTGCAATAGCGACACTTTCCTTTCCTTCTACGGTAGCCGACGAAAATTCTCCTGTATTTATGGCCACCGAATAGAGGCCGGTGGATTTAGCCGTTGAATTGGGGCCCGTGTTGACCGCCATTGATTCTTCACCTACATTGTAAGCCGTGGAACAAATACCGGTATTGATTGCCAATGAATAGCAGCCTGTGTTTTTAGCCAAAGACTGACTGCTTGTATTAGCTGCCACAGAAAATTTGCCAGAGTTTGCTGCCACCGATTTGAGACCTGTATTCATGGCCACAGACCTGTAGCCTGTGTTGGTGGCCGCTGAATGGTCGCCCGTATTTGTGGCCGCAGATAGGCTGCCCGTGTTTGCGGCCACAGAATAGTCGCCTGTGTTTGTGGCCGAAGATTGGGTGCCCATATTAGTAGCCACTGATTTGTTGCCCGTGTTGGTGGCTGATGATAAGAATCCCGTGTTTGCGGCCACAGAATAGTTGCCTGCGTTTGTGGCCGCAGATTGGCCGCCCGTGTTTGCGGCCACAGAATAGTTGCCTGTGTTTGTGGCCGCAGATTGGCCGCCCGTGTTTGCGGCCACTGATTTGTAGCCTGTGTTTGTGGCCGCAGATTGGTTGCCCGTGTTGGTAGATTTCGCATCCTTAAAATTCACTTTATTCAATATGATTTTTACTCCAGCCTTAATCAATCCATTAAGACCTATTTCTGCCGATATATGTATATGCGATGTGGCGACTTTACTGTTATCATTCGCTTTGTCGACATTTTCATCACCTTCAACCTCACAATATCTTGAATCGCTTGGCGAATAATATCTAAACACGTCAAAAGGGTTCTCGCAGAAATGGAAACCTCTCTCGCAACACTTAACTTTTCCTTCTTGTTCGTAATCCTTTCCAATCTCGTATTGGAATCCACGGCATTTAAGGTCTTTATCAAAACCTTTGAAACCGCGAATTATATTATCTTTCTTACTCATAGCTTTTTATATTAGTTATTTGAGAGCTAATAAAGCCTTGCGGTGGGGTCGCACATATCATCCAGTGTGCGTACCTTGCGCCATCGCTTTGCTCTGTTTTTGTTAGCATACACGGCCATTGTCGAAATGTAGCACTGGCAAGCAGGAGTGAATGGCGATATTTGCCCCCCCCAATTAGGTGACGCCTGTTCCTTGCACCCCCCTGCCACTTGGTCGTACATAAGGCAGTGTTCGCAAGTGTGTGGTTTATGAAAACTCATGGCTTCCTTACTCCTACTTCTTCGACCGCAGCCTTGTACTTGCTAAGCTCCTGCGTGAGCTGGTAGTTCTCCTTGTTGTAGTAATCACGTTCCGCTCTCGCCTGGCCGATACAAACATAACTTGTGATGGTGCATACGACAAGCACGGCGCCTATGAGCGCCCATGGCCATCTGTGTGCAGCGTCGTCTATGGCTTTGAACAGGTTGCGCATGATAACAAGTGTGAAACGATGGATGTACCGCAATGCCTCTCGTGTGGTAGCATTGTCTACAAAGTCGATAGTGGTTTTCTGATCCATGATATTTAGTCTTAGTTAATCATAAACTAATATATACCAGCTATAATGGCATACGAATTAGCTTTAATTTTGAATATAAAATTACTTTTAATATAAGTATAGTTAGGCTTTATCATATCTTGTATGTACTTGATACATGATATATATTTTTTCTGTACATTCTTCTTTTTGCTTAAAATCTGGTTTTTGATCGCATAAGAAACAATACCAAAAGCTTTCTGTAAGCCTACACCTAATTGCTTTGCTATATACTTGTAAGAGATACCGTTTTCACAAAACTTATCGTTATAAGCATAACGATTACAGGCTTTCAGAGCATCCTTTAAGCTATCCAAGCTATTAGGATTCCTCTTTTGTCGAATCATTTGCTTTGCAAAGTTTTTATGATTTTGGATTTCTATAACAAGCATTACAGACAGCGTATTCTCTATCTGTTTTATGTTTTGCGCTTTGTCATTTTTCTTGATTTTATTATTAGTTTCAAATGAAACAAGGGGAATAGAAACATTCCTGTGTGAAGTGTGACTTTTCAAGGATTTGAACACAAGATGTTTCTTTTCTATTCCGATCTCTTCAATAAGGTCAAGTTCGCGTAACGTCCTCAATCTGTCGCGAATAGCAAGAGCACTCACGCCAGTGATGGTGTGCATCTTATTTATCGTCCATTCCTGAACAGTCGAAGAAACTACTTGTGATTTGACAAACAAGGAGAATGCAATCGCTTTCCTTATATTAGGATTGCGATACATCTGGTGCAATATTTTTCTCCTTATTTCAGTCATTGTTTTAAAGCAAAGGCAGCAAGTGAAGGTCGATTTTCACTGCTGCCCCGTATTTAGTGAAGCTTTCGCTCCCACGTAAATCCAACATTCGTAAACCTTATAGGCATCGACCTATCCTACTCGGTTTGTAATTTCCAAGAAGGTGAGCTGTATATGCTCGCCGCTCCTAAATCACACCGCAAAATTAATAGTTTCTATTCATTCAAGCAAACGAAATCATAATTATTTTTAATTTATTAATAGTTTGTATTAGGTTTTAATAATTTTTTTATATCTTTGCACACGAAACCAAATGTAATCGGCTTATGATCCTCAGTGTGTTAGAACAGTACGAGTTATCCGATGCTATAATGCGGACAATCTGTGAAATAGGCAAAGTGTCGTTTTTCCAGCTAACTTCGCCCAAAAAGACAGAGCACCTTAATACATTACGGGGGCTATACTGCCTGATATGTCGCGACTATTGCATTCATCCTAAACTCGCAGCCAAGATGATTTGCCGTTCACGGCAGAATATCATAAATCAGACAAGGAAGTATAGAGGTTATTTGAAAACAAAAGACCCTCGGACGATCACGATATACACCCAGATAATCAACAAATTAAACATATTGAAAGATGCTAAATGAAGTAATGATAGCAGACCAGTTATTTCATACCGATAACGATCTGGAGATACCTACGCTCGATCTTCGCATGCAAGCCACCGAATGCCAAATTCCTTTTCTATGTTTTGGCGAACAGAAGCGAACCTACAATCTGAACGGTTCAGGAACATTGCATTTCTACACCGACGATTATCGGTTTGCGTCAGTTTATGAGCACCCTGAAAAGGTTTTCAAACAACACAACCCTTGCAACATCGTTGAGCCAAACTTTTCTCTTTTCAATGAAACGCCTATTGCCTTCGGCATTCAAGCCTTGTATAAGAAAAGATGGCTCGCACGCGCTATGCAAGAGAAAGGTATTCGCGTTTTTGTAGACCTTAATGTTGCGCAGAAGTGGTATCAGCTCAACATGATTGGTGTTCCGCGCGGATGGCGTTCTTTTGCGACACGTGGCTATTCTGATCGGCTGAATAATCTTGAGTTCGAGTATGCTATCGCTCAAAGCTGGGCCAATGGAGCCGAGCCTTTGTTTGTTATCTATGGAGGCGGTGACCTTTGTCGGCAATTTGCCAAAACTCATGCCGGTTGTCGGTATATCAACCCTGTTGTCACTACAAAGAAAAAGATACAGGCTCTCAAAAAGATACACGAAAGCATCGCTTTTCTCGGAGAAGACTTCTCGATAAAGAAACAACTTGACGAGCTTACTCCTTTCAGCCACCAACTCGAAGATTTCGGCCGAGAAACTAAGCGGTTGGAACAAAAGTAACGATTTGTTTATTGCCAAAATTCAAGTGATTCACAAAACCGATATGATATGCGTACCTTTGCGCAAGGTTACGAGTTTAATTTGGTTTTAGTCATTAGATTTTTCAAAGAAGAGCTGCCTGTGATAGGTGGCTCTTTTTGTTTACACGCAATCTAATATTTTCTATTAACCCTCGTATTATTACCATATCTTTGCCAAAAGATAATATTAATACGCAAAGCTATGGGAAAAGGTAGTGGTTCAACAAGAACAGTAAGCGCAAACAAAGCGAGCGCAAGCAGAACAAGCAGCAAGGCAAGCGCAAAGACTAAATATACTGACGAGTATATAAGCGCAAAGACAAAAGAGATAAACAGCTTTAAGCTGCCAAAGCAAAACCATTCTGAATATATACGCATTAAGGATGTAGAATATCGCATAAGCCATCAGGTCTCATTCGATAAAAGACATATCGTTGACATTTTTAGAACATCAGATGGATATTCTTTAGGACGTGATGTGTTTACAAATAGTGGTTCTTATGGTATGGCGACTACAAGAACAAAATCACAGGTTCAGAAGACTGTACGTAAAGCATTGCTAAATTTGTTAAACAAATAAATAGAAAAGAAATATAACTATTTCAAGGGTACGCACAGAAAATGTAGCGTACCTTTTTTTGTTTACACAGAAACCAATAAAACCTTATAAACCTTGATAGATCTGCTTAACTTTGCTTTAAATCATTATAAAATCAGTTTAATATGGCAAAAAAGCAGAATAACACGTTCAACGAATTGGGTGTTAAAGAACGACTAAATCTAAGCTGCCTTGAGCTTAATGAGGGGCAGATTGTAGGCATCCCAAAGAACCCTCGCTACATTAAAGGTGAAGAACATGACCAACTTAAGAAATCGCTTAAAGACTCGCCCGAGCTGTTGCAATACAAGCCGCTTATGGTATACGCAATGGAGGGCGGCAAGTTTGTTGTTATTTGCGGCAACATGCGCTTGCGTATCTGCCAAGAACTGCACAATGAAGGTGTAGAAGGTTTTGACGCGCTGCCTTGCTTTGTACTCAACAAGGACGTGCCTATTGCCAAAATCAAGGAGTATGCTATCAAAGATAACGTTCAAGCTGGTAATTGGGATTGGGAAGAGCTTGCCAACGGAGATTGGGAAGTAGAGGATTTGCAGGAATGGGGAGTCGATTGCTCGTTCTTGACCGACACGGAGCCAGTCGAAGAAATGCCAGAGCGCAAAGAAACGGAAGACGACGCATACGATGAGGACGAGCATGAGATTGAAGCGAAATGTAAGCTCGGGGATATTTGGCAGCTCGGCAGGCATAGACTAATGTGTGGTGACTCTACTGACTCATCGCAAGTTGCTAAACTACTCGGGGGAACAAACATCCAACTCTATTTGACAGACCCACCGTATAATGTGGCTTACGGTTATGACTTCGCAGAAACAGAAGGACATCGCAAGGATGGACTGACCGTCTTAAATGACAAAATGGACAACGATAAATTCGAGGAGTTTTTAACAAACGCATTCAACGCTGCCAATGCTAATATGGAGAAAGGCGCTTCGTTCTATATATTCCACAGCGACGGCTACTCCTATTGGTTCAGAAAAGCCCTTATCAACACGGTAGACCTGGAGCTGCGAGAGAATCTGATATGGGTAAAGAACTCTATGGTACTCGGAAGACAAGACTATCAATGGCGACATGAACCTTGTCTGTATGGTTGGAAAAAGGGAGCGAGCCATAATTGGTTCAGTGATAGAAAACAAACGACCGTTATGGAGTTTGACCGACCGACAAAGAGTATCGAACATCCGACCATGAAGCCTATTCCACTTTTCGCATATCTTATCCAGAACTCATCGCAGGAAGGCTGGAATGTCTACGACAGCTTCGGTGGTAGCGGCACGACTATAATGGCGTGCGAACAACTCAACAGAAACGGTTTTTCAATGGAGCTTGACCCTCATTATTGTGATGTGATAATCAACCGTTGGGAAACCTACACAGGCAAAAAGGCTGAAAAAATCAAAGTTTAACTACATAAATTAAAATTAGAAATGATAGAAAAAGTAAACCCACAACACCCCGACAAGGTGGCAGACCGCATTGCAGGTGCTATCGTTGACCTTGCTTACACCAAGCAGGACAGTCCGAAAATAGCCGTTGAAGTCCTTATCGGACATGGCGTAGCTAACGTTATTATTGAAAGTAGCGTAGCTTTCTCTAAAGAAGAAGTTTATACAATCGTGGAGCGCATCACCAATTGTGACAATTTGCGACTGAACCTTGTAGTCAAGCCACAGGACGCGCACCTTGCAAAGAACCAAGATGGTATTATCCGTTGCGGTGACAACGGTATCTTCAAGGGCATGCCCATCACTAACGAAGAGAGGGAGCTGAGCCAAATTGCTCGCGATATATACGAACGCTATCCGTCGGACGGCAAGTACATCTTGGGCGGCGATGAGCTGATAATCTGCCAAAGCAATGCAAATACAGAGGAGCTAAGACAGCTCCACCCTACCGCCATTATCAATCCACTGGGCGACTGGACTGGGGGCACTGATGTTGACAGCGGAGCGACGAACCGCAAGCTCGGCTCTGACATGGCCCAGTCGGTAACGGGTGGCGGACTGCACGGAAAAGACCTATCGAAGGCAGATGTCTCGGTTAATATCTACGCTTTTCTAAAGGCACAAAAAGAACAAAAGCCTGTGGAGTTGTTTTGCGCTATCGGTGACGAAACCGTCGACGGCAAGCCATACTCCGAGATTGTGGAGATAGCAAAAGAATACATCAACAAGGTCGGTGGCTTCGAGAAGTTTGCCGAGTGGGGATTGTTCTAAAGCTTCAAAAAAACAAAAAATATGGAACAAAATATCAAACAATTATAAGTATCATTATCTGAGTCATTATCACAATAAGGCAGCACATGTATATGTTTGCTTGGCAAATGGTGAGTTGGCAGGATTTTGCTCCATACTTCCTTTCCCACACCCAAAATTAAAAAATGCGAGGAAAGAACATAGAGTTGTCGTTTTACCAGATTATCAAGGTGTTGGTATAGGAAGACACATGACAGATGCAATAGCTCAAATGTATAAAGACAAAGGGTATACATACCTGTGTACATCAAGCGCACCTGCATTTATACATTCAAGAAGCAAATCTCCTAAGTGGATAGTAACAAGAAAATTGTCGAGAACAGGAAAGGGCAGTAAAACAGGCAAAATACAAAATTCCAAAAACAAGAAATCAACATCATTCAATCGAATGACTGTTTCTTTTAAATACAAAGGTTAATAATGGCAAAAAGCAGTGGAGGTACGAGAAATTATAGAAATAATACCAAGGCCTTAACAACAAGAAGAAAAGAATTTGATGGTCTTATGCTCTCTGGATTTTATGACGTTTCGCGCTCCTACTTCGACCCGACAGGCGGATTTGTTGCAACAAACAAAGAGCATAATGAAGTCAAAGATCCTGAGATTGACAAAGAAAAAGAAGCTACATTGTTTCTCGCTAACAAAGGCTACAAAGTGTATCTTGACAGTGAACGTGCCACAATAGAGTTTGAACCTCATAATGATGGACGTATTTACAACATTCCCATGGATATAAAGACCATCAATGAAGCAGGCAAATACACCATCAAAAGGCAGTTGGAAAAGGCAAGCACTCAGAATGTGAAAGCTGTTGTTTTATATCAGAACAATCCTTTGGCTGATAAGAACTATGTAAAAAATCAAATTTATGGAGAAAATGGATTCATACAAAAATCACCGAAAAAAGCTTTAGAAAGAATTGATTGGATTATAGTTGTAGGTTCTAATGGCCATGTTCATAGGCATGACATTAGAAAAGAAAAAGAGGCAAGATTAAATGGTTAGCGGAGGATATGCCTCCCTAACTTGGATTCATCCGCAATATTATTGCCGAAATGGAGCTCCCGCATATCAGGTTACCCCAACAGATAAATCATTGCAAATATAATAATAATAAATCAAACAGCAAAACAAAAAGCATGAATAAAAACAAATAATTATGAGTAGACCCTTACCCATCAGAACAACCATTGAGCGTGCGCTCAACATAAACATTTCATTATCGCTGCCTGCAAAGGACAAAGTGGCGGTAATGGAGTGTTTGCTAACATTGAGCGCAAGTGAAATAAAGCGCATAAACGAGAGCGACAAAGCAACCGCTTTTGTTAGCCTTTGTGCTAATATACTTTGTCGTGGTGAGCTGATGGAGTATATGCAAATTCTCGAAATGTGCCGTAAATCGGCTTTAAACAGCGATAAACGTGCTTAAATGTGCGGTAAACACATAATGAAAGGAAAATATAAGGAGGAAGGAAAATAATATGGCACTATCAAAAAATGAAAGCAAGCGCAAGAAACAACTTGCAAATCTCGAAAAAGGCAAGTTTAAAAAGGGCGAGATTACCAATCCTAAAGGGCGACCGCCTAAACCCAAGACAATGACAACGTTCATTGCAGAAATGAAGGAAAAAGGTTACGAAGTGCCAACAGCACAGACCATAGCCGAGTCTTTTCTATATATAGCAACATTGCCCGAGGATGAGCTTAAAGCCGTTCTTGCTGACAAGACACGTCCTATGATGCAGCGTATTGTTGCGAAGGGTATACTTGACAAAAAAGGCATGGATATACTCGAGCGTGTCGTTGACAGAGCATACGGCAAAATACAGCGCATTGACCTTACAAGCAAAGGCGAGCAGATTAAGCAAGATCCATTACAAGTGCATGTGGTCACGAATACGGACGAATATAACAAAGTCCTTGCGGAAATACAAAAGGAAAAAGAGCGCAAGGATGCAGAACCTGACAAGACAGCGGAGTAATCATACAAGAAAGGAAAAACATACATGCCACACGTCTTCTTAGGGAAGAACTATTTGAAGGTCAAAGCCGCCAAAGAGGCTGGCTTCACAACGGTCTCTTTGCAAGGAAGCTCACGATCGACCAAGACGTATTCTGTCGTGCAGTTTCTTTGCTTGCTTTGCCATTCCGTTGCTGGCGAGACCGTTTCTATCGTGCGTGGTGGTATGCCTGCTATCAAACGCTCTGTTTACCGTGACTTCAAAGATATCATGCTATCGTTTGGTTGGTGGGATGATAGGTCTATGAATAAGACAGAGTTTGTCTACACCTTCCCAAACGGCTCATGGATAGAATTTTTCTCAACCGATGATGAACAAAAGATGCGTGGTTCAAAACGTAAGACATTGTTTGTCAATGAGGCGAATGAGCTTTCTTTTCTTGAATGGCAACAGCTCCAGATGCGAACATCGGAGTTTTCTATCCTTGACTACAACCCATCTTTCTCAGAAGACCATTGGATAAATCAAGTGAACGAGGAGAAATCCACGTATTGGTTCATTTCGACTTACAAGGATAACCCATTCCTTGAACCCAAAGTTATTGCAGAAATTGAGAGCTTAAAATGGAAAAACCCGAGCCTATGGCGCATCTATGGCCTTGGGTTGCGTTCGATGGTGGAGGGGCTTATCTTCACTAACGTTGTCATAGATGATTACATCCCCGTTGAAGCTAATAGGCATCATTATCGAGGGATGGACTTTGGATATGCGCACGACCCCACCGCTATTGTTGATGTGTATATTTGGGGAGACAATATCTATATTGATGAAGTTTGTTATCAAACGCACATGCTCTCATCAGACATCATCCGTGTGCTCAAAGAAGATAAAAGGAATACTGAGATTATATCCGAGTGTGCCGACCCACGCTTGATAGACGAGATTTATAATGCAAACATCGACATCAAGGCTGTAAAGAAGTTCAATGGTTCTATCGAGGCAGGTATCATGAAGATGCTCGAATATAAGATACATATCACCAAGCGATCAACAAACATACGACGTGAGTTCAATAATTACACGTGGCGACAAGACAAGGAAGGCAAATGGCTAAATGTGCCAATAGATATGTATAACCACGGGATTGATGCTATTCGATACGTCGTAATGTCTAAGGTATTAGGCGATTATGGAAGTGGAATGAGTGCTGGTGAAATCTTAAATCTAATATAATGATTATGGTGAGGATATATGACAAGCGACCAAGAGAAAAGCGCAAACGGTCGCATTATAACAAGAAAGGGATTGCCAAGCAGCCGTTTGATAGTGCGGTCGAAGCGGTGGCGTACATTGAACGGAAAAGGCTTGATGGGTATGTAGCGTATTTCTGTCACGAGTGCGACCATTGGCATATAGGCCGCACAAAATAAAAGCAAGGCAAGTATTCAACCGGCCTTGCCTATATTCATAAGCCAAGATGCTTTACAAGCCAATCGCCAACAAGCATATTTTCGCTTTTAGCGCGCTTTTTTAGTTCGTTCAAGGCATCATGCGGGATGGCGGCATATAACGTCGCCTTGCCAAGTTTTTTGCGGCCAGCGCCTTTTCTCGCGCCACCGCGATGCTCTATTGCCTTTACCATACAATGTCCTCAACGCTCATGTCCATGTCATAAGCAAGACCGTCAGGATTTGAAATGTACTCGGTTGCGATCTTCATGGCCTCTGACTTGGTGGTGGGGAAAAAATTGATCTTCATTGTTGTTGTTAAAGGGTTATTTGTTATTTATCTCGGTCACTGACAAGATTGTCATCTTGCCAACAAAGCTCTCTCGGTTTCCCTGAGTCTTGAAAATGCGAGTGTTGCGCTCGGCAATATCTTCTGCCATATCCATTGCATCAAACAAGTCCTTAGCAGATGCCGTGCGAGAAGTAGTGTAAGCCTCGCTCCAAGGAAAAAGCTGTCTTTCGAATGTAATATTAAAAGTCTTCATAATTGTATTCTTTTTATTTAACAATCGCAAAATTAATGGTATTTTTTGAAATATGCAAGCGTTTTTCAAAAAAATATTTAGATCAAGAGGTTGTTTTAATATTTTTTTAAGATTAGCAATTTGTTTACACGTAAACGCCATGAAATCTTATATTGCGTTAGCATTCAGCTACTTTTGTGCTAAACACTTTTGATATGAGAGCAATAGAAGAAATAGTATTGAGCGTTAACGCGGATGATGTGCATCGCTTATTGACAGCGAAAAAACAAGGGTTTCGCTCACCCTTGCAAACATTGCATGAACAATGGGAGCCATCTTTACATAAAATATTCAACGAGAAATTCCGTCCTAAGAAAAAGATTAAAGTACCAACAGGTCAGAATGATCCGATTACAGGCAAACCGCTCTACAAGAATAAAACGGTAGAGGTTGTGCGTATCGCAATCCCTATGCAAAAATCCATCGTGAATCTCGTCGTTGGCTTTTTGATGATGAATGCTGTCACCTATAAAGCTACATCGCATGGCGTTGATGTGAAGAAACTGGATAGTAAGCAACAGCAACTCTTTGACGCTATCAACCACTGCTACCATGATAATAAAATGCGCTACTTCGACAAACGCCTTGCACGCACAGTGATGAGCGAATGTGAAGCTGCTGAGCTATGGTATCAGCCCTCGGATGCTGAGGGCAAGCTAAGAGGCGATATAAAAGTGATGCTGCTTTCCCCTTCGCGAGGCGATAAGCTATACCCACATTTCGACGATTATCATGTCATGGACGGCTTCGCACGCGAATATTACACTTACGATGAGCTCGGAACATCAGAGTTGCATTTTGACGTATACACAAATACGATGTGTTATCAGTATGTCAATGATAAGGGTAGCGGATGGAAGCTGAGAGCATCAGGCCTTCATGGTTTTACAAAAGTGCCTATCGTTTATTATAGGCAGGATCAGGCCGAATGGGAAGATGTGCAATGGGCCATTGAGCGCGTTGAGACCTGTATATCCAACTGGGGCGACACGAACGACTACTTCGGCACACCTAAATACTTTGTCAAGGGCCGCCTTGAAGGATTCGCAGAGAAAGGCGAGCAAGGCACAGTTTTCCTAGGAGGAGATCAGGCCGACATGCGTGTGCTTTCATGGGACAGATCGCCTGAGAGCGTTAAGGGAGAGATTGCTTATCTGTTCAATATCATATATTCATTCACCTCAACGGCTGACATCAGCTTTGAGAACATGAAGACGTTAGGTAGCAATACCTCGGGTGCAGCTATTCGTCTGATGTTCACCGCCCCGTACATGAAAGCCGATGCAAAGACAGAAATGTTCGGTGAAATGTTCACACGCCGTAGCAATATTGTAGCAAACGCTATCTGTCATGCTGGAGCTTATGTTAAAGGTATCAGCGAAGATGTAGCAAGGAACATTGATTTCGAACCTGTCTTTAAGCCATACTTGCCCAAGAATGATGTGGAGCTCTTGCAACTCATCACTTCTTCGAATGGCGGCAAGCAGTCTACGTCAAATCGTCGAGCCATTGAACTAAATCCCCTCAACGACGACGCAGATAAGATTGAAGGAGAAATGAAAGAAGAGCAACAGAACGAGCTAATACAACAGGCGGCAATGCTTGGGACGGAAAGAGGCTCGGCGACAGCGCAACAGTCAATTGAGAATAACAGAGAGGAATAGTTATGGCAAAAAACAGCGGAAGCACAAGAACAAAGTACCCATCAAAAGGGTCACTAAGTAACCAGATTAAGAAGATAGACAGCTTGTATGCAGATGGTTTTTCTAATGAAAAGGTCTTTATTAAATTAAAGAATAGTACAGAGCAAACCGATTTTCTTAAAATAGAAAAGCAAATAACAAACTCAAAAGATTTATATGACATAAACCACGACAAAGTTGTTAGTGCAATCCAAAAAAACGGTTATACTGTCAATGCGGATGTGGATAAACTAATTTCTGTTCAGAACTATCTCAATAAAGAACAGGTCGCAAAATATATGTCGAAAGAGAATTACGACGGCATAGTGGGCTTTGGTATTTCTGGCACAAATAAGGTTATCTTGGTCGACGGAAATCACAGAGCTGCGGCTGCAAAGATTAATGGCAAGAATACCGTACCTGTTAAGATACTAATGGTCTCAAATGAAAAATTCTTTAAATCGACCAGGAAATCGAAGTAATGGCTTTAACGTCTAAAAAGGAAAAGGAGCAGCTAAACTTGCTATTTGCCGTCTACAATAAGCGGTTGGGCAGATTATACAGCGATTATGTCAAGAAGCTCACTTCTCTTGGCTATGGAGAAGATGTGCTCGAAAGTGATGCACTTTTCAACTTTGACAACTTTCCGCAGTTCAAAGCTCGGCTCGATGATATTTTCAACGATTATTACCAAAACAGCATCCTGTGTCACAAGAGTGGCATCACAGATGGCGTAGCATTGGCGTACAACCACGATAACGCCGATCTTGGGGCGTTTTCTATCCTATCTGATAAAGCATTAAGGCAAGCAAGAATAACCGCCGCAGAAACGTTTATTTCCAACCGATTAAAAGCAAAACTTGGTCTTAATCTTGCTCAGACAGTGTGGAATTACTGCTCACAGACTAAAGGCGAGTTTGAAATGGCGATGAGCAATGTAATCGAAGATGGCCTAAAACAAGGAACGTCAGCCGAAGAGTTAGGGAAAGCCTTGCGTCGATACCTTAACAACCCTGATATGATGTATCGCCGTTATCATACCATTAAGGTACAAAAGAACGGGCAGAAGAAAGATGTCGTCACCTGGCGCAGGCGTAGAATCATTGATGGCAAGGTGCGCTTCGTTGAAGAGCCATTGGAGAAAGTGGGAATGGGCGTTTATCGCTCGGCAAGGAAAAACGCCCTCAGAGTCGCAAGGACAGAAATTAATGCCGCATATCATAAGGCGCGAAATGATAGGTGGGCCAAAGAGCCTTTCGTTATCGGACAATATATCCATACGTCTCCGCAGCATTCTCATGAAGATATTTGTGACGACTTAGAAGGGCGATACCCCAAGGATTTTGATTGGGAAGGTTGGCATCCACAATGCATGTGTTCCTCCTACCCTATCATGATTGATGGCGAAGAAAAAAAACAGTTCTACAAGCGCTTGATGGCAGGAGAGGATATGACCAACTATGTGTCGCCATTTGCTGTGACCGATGTGCCAGACGCTTACAAACAGTATATACAAGAAAATGCTGCCGCTATTGTGAAAGCTGGCGAGCGTGGAAAATTGGCATGGCATCTGCGTAACAATACGAAATACTGGGCAGGGCTGATGAACGCCGATGAGCTTAAGCGCATGGGAATATCATCCATTTCTCCACGTGAAGCTATACTCGCCAAAGCAAAGCTCAGGCACGAACAACGAACCGAAGAGCAAAAAAACAAAATACAGAGCAAATGGGATAAGCACCGCCGTGATTACTACAACTCACTTGTCGACAAGGTGACTGGCGGCAAGTATGTCGGAGACATCAAAAGTGCAGATTTATACGATAGGTATTATGCGATCCGTCAGGCTATCAAAGAAAAGAAGAACTCTGATGAGATCATGAGCATCTTTGATCGCTTCAAACAGGGTTATCAAACGAAGATGAGCTGGCTTGACCGCAAGGTAGCAACAAACATGATAAAGACGGCTGCTAAATATGGCGAAGCTGATGCTTCAGCCGTACAAGCAGCACTTGATGTTGCGGATTATGCGAAAGCAAGGGAACAGGCCAAGTTGTTAGCAAAGCAGATTCATGATATACGTATTGATGAAGAAATGCTTTCTGTCTTGATACCTGACGTAAACAAATGGCATCATCAGTTCACATCTAAGCAGTTACATGATGTGTATGACGCTGTTGAAAGCAAGCTCGCACAGTGGCAAGGCCTCACGTTGGAGAAGCAAGCGGCTAAGTTGAAATTCGAAGCATACGACTTCTTAGGAGGTAATTTGCATGGTGTGCAGCAAAAATACTCCACTTGGCAGGTATCACAGGCCGCTTATCTTAAGAAACTTGCAACAGTTAACGATGCAATAGATTGGTCTAATATTGCTATCGCATGGAATGATGTCAAGACATACAACACCCAGAGCAAGGCTTATCACAAGATTATCTTCGATCTAAAAAATGCTATCATAGCACAAGATAAAAACCTTGCGAAGCAACTTCTATCTGATGCCGAAGCGAAGAAGCAGCAATTGATAAATCTCAAAGCCAAGAGAGGTATAAAAAACAATAGTTCTATTCCTTTCGATGCAAATGCCTACTCACAAAAAAGAAAGGATGCTGCTATTTGGTGTAAATCGTCAACCGAGAGCCATAACTTATTTGATGCCGAGAGTAATGCTTTCTGGAATAATATCATGACACAAGAAGAACATGTTGGTTGCAAGGCATACACTGGAGGTAGTGGCCACATGAATAGACCTTTGCGTGGATATGATGGTAACTGGGGATGGTCTCATTATAAAGGAGTTGGGAATGTACCTTTAGATAGGGAATATGGCGAAGATCATATAAAAGCACTTTATTCTGCACTTGAAAAGAGTATAACCCAAAAAGACATGTGGCTACAACGCGGTAACGAAAGTTGGGAAGGAGTTGAAGGCTTCTTTGGTGTGAAAGGTTTATCAAAGTCAGACTTACAAAAGTTTGTTGGGAAAGAGGTTACCGATTGGAGTTTTTGCTCTTGCGGAACAGCAAAAGGTACAGGATTTAATGGTACGATATTCAATATCTATTGTCCGAGAGGAACAAAAGCGTTTTATGCTTCTCCCCATTCTCAATTCTATTCAGAAAACGAGACTATCCTACAGCTTGGAACTAGGTTTAGAATAACCAAAGTTGAAGTGACACCATACGGAAAAGTATATATAGATATGGAGGTTATTGGATATGATAAGCATCCATTGTTATGAAAGAAAAGGAAGTGATTTCTCACTCCTTTTCTTGTTTGTATTGATTTGTGTACCACTCTTTGAAGCCATCATTAGTTTGCATCCAGTGTGTATAACGATTGAATAAGAGGGCTTTCAATGTAATAGGGACACCGTCATCGTTTTTAAACAAACTGAGGCCAGCACGCATATAATCATCAAGCCAATTTCTAACCATATTAAAGCTTTCACTATCTTCTTTTGGGTTTTCTGATAGCTTTACCCACTTCTTTTCGTACTCCCAAAATAACACATTTATCTCTTTCGGTTTCTCTGTTTCGCCTTTATAATAGCGGCAGAACGGAATCAAGTCTTTTGCTTTTGTTGTCATGAATGTAGTTTATCAATTGTTAAAGGCAAAAGTAATCATTTTTTAGGAACGCCACTAATATTTTTGCTCAATTTTGCGTTTAGCTTAAATCCCGCAACACAAACCATTGTCAGAATGTTATCAAAAGCGTTCTTTCCTCGCGTCTAACACGGTCTTTCCTCGCGTCTATATAAATTCCTTAAGGAAAAGGTGATACACATCATACAACAAGCGTATTACGTAGACCACGACTATCCATTCCACTTGTAACATCGGATAAGATCGAGCATCTTGGATGATGTCGTATAGGTCTGGTGCGTTATCTTGTCGATTCTCAGGGACACCCTTTTTGCTTAATGTATTCTCTAAGTCTTTTACTACTACTTTTGCTTTCATGCCTCTTTTATTTTGCCGTTCTCTAACTTATATCGAACACCCTTTTTGATGATCTTGCCGTCCACCCTGACGACACGAACATCAAAAATCCGCGTATATTTCCTATCTACGAGCACGAGCCAACTGCCGAGAACGCCCGAGGCTGAGGAGCCACTACCTGCCGCAACGGCAAGCGAGTTGCGTTCCTTCGATATTGCCACCGAGCAGCCCCCCGTACATACGGCAGTCGCAATGTTATCCACAACAGCGATCGACTCGTCGTCAGTAGCCACCGCTACCGCCTCAGCCCCTTCCGCAATCGCCACCGAAGAGTATTGTGTCGCCACGGCTGCCGAGCACACGCCCTCCGTTATTGCAACAGAGCAGCGTCCCGTTGTCGCTGCCAACGTGTTCGTACCATCACACGACTCAACGGATCGAATAGAGTCTGTCGCTACCGACGCTGTATAATTTCCATAGACTGACACGGAATAGTCAGAGCATTCAACAACGCCTACGATGGAGGAATCTCACATATTCGTCGACGAACGCCCTTCCCATTGTAAATTCTCACATCCAAGGCTGCTAATTTTTCTTCCTTCTCCTGACCGCTTCATCTTCGAAGAAAAGTCCATTTGAAGGCTAATGATTTCGTCCAACGTTATCTCTTTGACGATTGTTATCCGTCTTGCAACGGCCTTGTAAGAGTTAGCACCAGGGTCGTAGATAACATCATTTTCGTCGGCCTCCACGATGGCGAAACGATTAGTCGGGGCGTAGTAATCGAACACCGCCAAAGGCGAGGTGCAGAAGTGGTAGCCACGCTCGCAGAGCTCCGGCTCGCCTTCAATCTCATACGTCTTGCCGACCTCGTACTGAAAGTCACGGCATTTCCAGTCCCGATCAAATCCCTTGTAACCTGTGATAATCTTTCCCATTTTCTATGTGTTATAAGTTATACTTCTTTTTGATATACTCGTAGACAGCGTTCATCGCACGCAACTTATCTTTTTCCTGTTGGATTCTCCGTTCTGTCTTCTCTAACATCTGGAGATCCCGGCAAAACGCTGAACCCTCAGTCAAGGCCTTGATAGCTTTCTTGGCGTCCGAGATCTGCTTTCGTATAGCTTTCGGGTTAGACAGGAATTTCCCGCTATCTAAGTCTGCTATGATCGAATTATAGCAATCTGTGTAAATTCCAAAGTCTTTCATTGTTCTTAAAGTTTAAGATGTTGTTAATTTATCTTTCAACTTCAAAAAGATACTGCTTTTCGCCATCCTCGCCAAGGATAAGCACGACATCAGGCTCACTACGAAACATGCTTTTTCGGAAGGTGCAAAAATACCAATGACGGCGTTTTAACTTTCCTTTCAGTACGACAAGTTGTAAACCGTATGTCTTTGGTGCGTCAAGATAGGTAGATCCTTGGAACATATTTGAGCGGTGCACCTCTTGTAAAACTTCAAATGCCCTCATGATGATTAATTATCTGAGACAACATGTGGCGCGTGGTCTCCATGATGGAGATGAACATTTCCTCGTCTTTCACAAGGCTCTTGATAGCGATTCCAACAGCTACTTGCTCTTTGGAAGATAAAAGCGCCGTAGCGGCCATGGTTGACGCAAAATCGAATACGTCTAATGTGACTGTTTTTTCTTTCATATTTTGTCGATTTAGATTAGATGTCATTTGTCTTCTCTCTCTGTTTCATGATCAGATCGCAATTACTTCGATACCTTTCTTTGGATGCTTCGTTGCTCTATCCAAGCTTATCTTACCATTGAACACTCCCTTCACCAGAGCGTAGAATGTAGTGCGCTTGATGCCACCGTCTTCTGTCACAGGTATCTTTCCGCAGCGCTCACAGGTTGCGCCATTATCCGTAAGAATGGTATTGATTTCCATAGGACCGAAATAAGACTCTTCGTAACGCTGTTGAACGACCTTACCGCTGACCATTACCTGATCGCCTCTTCGTATTGTGACTTTGGGCTTTAGGCTATCCTCGTAACCCTTGACAAGAAAGAAAGCATATACATCTTGATCCTGATAGCAGTAGAAGTTCCAAGCTACGGCAAGCATCCCATTCTCAAAATCTGTCGTAGGCTTAATCTTCTCGCCGAACTCGCACACGGCCTTTACGTATGCCTCGTCAATAACTATCTTTCCGCTTGCAAGGATAGTATCGATGCCGTTGAGAGTTTCAGAGCGGAAATAGGTGAAGCCCTGCTTCGTTCCCTTCTTGTAGATAGGGCAAATATCATACTGAGCTTTCGCTGCCATGATAAGCTCGGCTTTAACGATAGCATTCTTATAGCTTGAATCCTTTGCGCCGCCCCATGTCTGTATATCGCCAAACTCATCATCGGTAGCATAGTTGATTCTGTAATCATAAATTTCATAGAGCTTTCGTGTGAAATCAGACAAGAAAGCAAAACTCTTCAGGCCGAATTTCTTTATACATTCGCAACCAACTTGCAACTCCTCGCCTGTCTTTACATTCTCAATTACGTAAGAGTTCTTGCACCAGTGGCCGCAGTAGTCGCACTTGTTGTAATCTACTCCGTGCTTCGGGTTCTTGAAGACAACTTCCTTTGTCGGATCGGCAGGAGTAAATGCGTAATCTTTGTAGGTCGCAATTAATCGCCAATCACTCTCGTCAGGCATATTAATCGTAAGGTCGCAAACCTCGTGAAAGGCCTTTGTGCGATATCCGCGTGTACCATCCTCTTTAATGACCGGATGGTAGAAAAGTTTTTGGAAAGGCTCACCTATTGAGTAAGAAAAACCTTCAACATTCTTTTGGGTCTTGTCAGCGAACTTCTTGAATGTCGCAACTGACTCAGATGGGATAAATGTGTTAATTGTCTCCATGATTATATCTCCTATATTAGTGGAGCGGATTGCTCCGCCCCATTCTATTGTTACTTCTCCATGGCCCACTTTTCAAAGGCATCACAGAACTCGCTTTTAATGAAAAGCATGTCACCCGTTCCCTTGCCCCACCAGTCGGAACGATGAGTAAGGAAGGTGCCCATGCTGTCGACGACGCAGAGCTTCTTGTAGATCGAGCGGAACATCGCTGAGATCTTCCTGCCGTTAAAGTGTCCCGCCTTCTTCGCATCGTTGGTGCAATACCCATCGCTACCAAATGTTTCCACTTCTCCTTCGTTGTTGACGAATTCCATGTCAGTGTCTCCCCAGAAGCCAAAATTGATAGTGTCTTTGAGGAGTTGCTTCTGCTCATCTGTGAGTTGGCTTAAAAGCTCGTTTACGTTGATTGCTGTCATAATTGTATTCTGTTATTAATTATGTCGCAAAATTAATATTTTATATTCATATAAGCAACTGTAACGCATAGTTTCTATTAGTTTTTAATACTTATTAAAGAATATATTAAATTATATAAAATATAATAGTATATAATTGGTTTGTATTACCTTTGCAAAAAAGGCAACTAACATGAAACAGATTTATCAATGCACACCAAAGGAACTCTACGAGCTTGCAAGCCAATACTCGAAGCTCGGAGTAATGAGCAGGGTGATACAGTGCTATGAGCGATTGCTATGGCTTGGCAAATTGCACCAGCTTGGCTATCTTCGTCTCGCCTTGATATATATACAGAGAGGAGAAAAGAACGCGGCAGAACGCATTTATGGTAGGTATATTGCAATCTATAAAGATTAATATAAATATGAAACAGATAAGGAAGATGTGTGTATTGAGTGAACTTTTCTTTTGTATAGCAGCTAACGCCCAACAAAAGATAACAAGCTTTTCACCCGTGCCAGATATGACTAAACAGACAATTGAACAATATGTCTCTACTCATTCTATTGATGAAATGGATAAAGATACGATTGTATTAGCTAATGTATATAGCCTTGTAGGATATAATTATGTAGATGAATATCTCGGCGAACTAACAGGTAATTTTATTGCCGTCGGCCAAGATTATCAATATGTGGACTCGAAAAGACAAAGTTATGAGAATCTTCTTTATGTGCTCACCGAAAAAGGATATGAGCAAACGCCTATTGAAAAAGAAGCTATAAAAAAGAAGATAAGAGGTTATTTTGCTTTCAATGATGATAACTCCTATTTTTTCAGGAATGACACCTTTGTGGTCAAGGCTAATAAAATCGATGGAAAAGAGAAGGTTTTTCTACATTGTATAAGCTATCCTCAAAAATATATACTCGATTTTGATTCTGATAAAAACAAAGTCCCTATAATAATCAAAGATAAGCTACTTAATATACTTCGAAAAAAGTAGATTGCTTCGCGCACACAAAAAGGATATTTAGAAAAGATAAAGAGTGAGGCATAATCACCCCACTCTTTATTGCTATACTGAAAGGCCAAAGCGGTCACTATATCGCCTCGCAACCTTCAACCACGTTTTGGTAGACCTTGTTGCCCAAGATGTCACCGAACGCCTTGATGGCGTTACCCATGCTCTCGGCGAAGATTTCGGCCTCCTTTGAGTTCTCGATATGCTCGCTTGCAAAATACATGAGAGCCTTCTCCTGGACAGAAACGACCTCCTTCAAGAGGGAGATACACCGCGCGGTCTTGCCGCTTACTGAATACTGAGTTTGATTATCTTTGTTCTCCATGATTACTTTCTCCTTGTCGATTAATGGTTAGACTGATTGTTTGCGCTTTGGGCAGCCTGATCGCCATTTATCTCGGCAATGGCTGCCTTCATGTTAAAGTTGTTGTTGAATAAGGCAAGAATAAAACGCTTGCCACGTTGATTCCACACAAGGGTCACATTGGTGCTTGGTTGGCCATTAGCCTTGAAAAAGGTGTATGTGCGGGTGCTTGCAAGCTTCCAGCCGCGGAAGATGCCTTTCAGGTGCCAAGAACCAGATTGAAAGTATTGAATGCCAGCGTTGGCGAGTTGCCGGTTGAGTGCTATTGCGCTGATGCCAAGGTCGTCAGCGACCTGTGTGGTGGTAAGGCAATCCGTTGATGCAAGTGTATCATCGTAATACTTTACCTTTGGCGCGGCAACAGTCAATTCCTTCTGCTGAATGCCTATTGTCTGTGCCTGCTGCTCGGTCTGAGCTTCAAGCTCACGAACCCGTTGCTCGTTCCGCTTCAATGTCTCATCCGCGATCTTCAAAGCACGTGCCATGATGGCCTCAGGGGTATCGTTGACCGAAGATGCGATGTAGCCACCCTTCGTGCGGATCTCATGAAGAATTTGCTTAACACCCTTCTTGAACTGCTTGGCCGCAGGTTTGCGTGATTGCATAAGCACCTCGTACAAACCATCCTCAGTTAAAAACCAAGTGTCACCTTGTAAGCTGCCTAGGTTAAACCTATGCACCTCGTCTACATCCACCCTTTTTACAAGGTCTGGAACGTTCTTAATTGCAAGCCAAGACGCAACATCTTTTGCCCGAAACAAAGGGTGCTCTATTGAGCCCCAAACATCAATCTCCTTATCAAGGAAGATTGACTTGTTGATAATTTTGATTTCGTTCATTGTACTATGATTTTTGAACGTTAAAAACTTGTGTGGTTGATACAACTAAAAACGTGTACCGCTTTACCCCTTTGTTCAATGCCTCATAGTGGAAAGCACGGATGCATCATTACAATACACCCAAGGGGAGCGATACACGTATATCGTATCTCGTTAAGAAGCGAGCATAATAAATGCTCCACCTGTATTTGTATGGCAGAGCTTCTAACCTCGCCACTATGATTTTTTGAACACCGCAAATTTAAATAGACTTTTACGATGAGCAAAATATTTTCGTGGATTTTTTTTGAAAGTAATAAACATTATTATGTAATTAAAGCTATCTATTATTAAAAGTAATAGAAAACTGGAGAAATACTAAGCGCTATTACTGCTCTTGTTTCTTTGCCACAAGCCTACTCTTCGTAAATCTTTGCTCATACAAGCGTCCTGTTTCATCGCTTTTGGTTTGGAAAACGATTGTTTTGGCCGTCTCCTTCACGATGCCTGTTATGGTTGACGTGTAGCCATAATTCCAAATGAGAACGTCTCCTATTTTTAGTGTTCCTGCCTGAACAGCAGGTTTCTCTCCAATTCCTTGTAAATGTATATATGCCATAATGGTGTATGTTTGATGTGTTTCAGGTACAACCAGGTACTTCAAAGTACTTTGATTACTTTTTGGGCTCACAGTAGCCATCTTCTTCATGGAAGTTGTATCTGGCCTTATCCTCTTCGGGCAAGTTGTGGTAAGCTTCTATACGCGCATCCGTTACATTCTTCATGTCATATAGCCGCTTCATGATTTCGGACCATATAGCAATGATTTCTTTGTTGTTTACGATGTTATCGGTAAACTTGTCGGCTTCGTCTTGCATATAAGTATTGAGAAGGTTATCTGCTGCCTTGAATGCCCTATCGGCACGAAACCGCCGATAACTATCTTCGAGCTGAATGTTGAACTTGCGATTAATGACGCTAAGCACATGGCCGTAGGTGTCGTTAACCTGTTGCACAAGGTTCTGAATCATGATGATATAGGAGCAGATGTAAGGATTCCGCTTGCACTGGAGGTTGCGCAACTTGCTTTCAATAACCTTGCGTAGTTTCTCGATCAAATCGGTTACTTTGTCGTACAAGACGCTTGAATACTCGTTGTAGTACTCCTCATTCATGTGCGCCTCATAGATGCGCATAGTACCACGGACGGCTTTTTGCAACTCAACAAAATTATGTTTCACCGCAAAACGTAACACGCCTTTCTTTTTCAATATATCGGCAGCAAGAATCAAAAAATTGTCGGCGATAACATATTCCATGTAACACGTCTGACACAACATAGAATACGTGTAATCGAGTGCTTGTTGCACTTCTTTGGTGTTCATAGAACGAGGGGCAGCGATTCGGGAATAAACCCCTGCCACCTCAATCTCCAAGTAACGTTTCTCAATGGAAAGAGAAGTAATGTTATTCATTTTTAGATACTGTTTGATTTTGCAAATCTCCGAGAGCTTTGGTAAATCTCTCATTCTTACTCAAGCGCTCTATGATTTCTTTCATAGAGTTTGCGTAGAAACTGCCATCAGCTCGCTGCCAGCCTTTGTCTACCTTCACGAGATAATTGGCCTCTGCTCTGTCGAGCTGAATATTTTGGTCAACATCAAAGTACGTCCGCTTTTGTATGACTATACGCATAGAACGGTCGTTGCTTTCAAGCTCGTACCCATTAGCTAACTTGGCGGCGTAAGGCATTTCGCTTGTTGCTCCAAAGGCGTAATTCTTTTCGTCCATCACAACACCTCCACGAATCTTTCGCCTGTATAATCATCAGCGGTTAAGATGATCTCCTCATTGTCTAACATAGCATGCGCTACGTTTCGCGCATCCTTATAGGATGCAGCCTCGATAACTACATCTTTTGCTAATGTTTCTTCTATATGAACTCTGTATTTCATAACGAATATGATTCTTAATGATTAGTATTCTGTTTGATGTTATTGAGCTCGTCACACATATCTTCCGATACGATTACCAGATGATGATAGTCAGATGATTTAGCTTGCTTCATATACTCGTTTACCTCATCTGCTGTCTTTCCGCATTCCTTCATGGCGCGGCCAACATATCCCATGATGGCATAAGCATTGCCATCGACTCCAACTAATGAGTACATACAGGCTCCTTCTTCAATTCTTGTTTGTAGAAAAGCGCAGTCTCAATAATGTCGTTGTAGAACCACTGCCAAGCGACAATTAACTTCTGCTCATCTGTGAGTTGCAACCATTCGCCACAAATCTTGTGGTAACGGACGCAGATGCGATCGAGCGATATGGCGATCTTCTTGCCATACTCATCGGCCAGCTCGTCATAGTTGACATCTTTGCCTGAAAGCAAACGTCTTGCCAGACGCTCGGCCGTGTCGTGCCATAGGTTGTATATGGCCTTCTCGTTGTTCAGCATCAGATACAGGCTTTCCATATCATCTGTGCGTCTGTACTGAATCATTTCTAAACTTGTCATAGGGTATTTGTTTTTAGTCAATAAAATCACCGAATGTATGAACTTCAACACCTCCTACATGAAAGGGCTTCTTGTCACAAATATAGCCCATCCAATCGCCATATTCGTAAACGCGGTACATGTGATAGCCAGCCTGACGCAATGCGTCGAATGCTGCCGACACTTCGCAGCCATGTATTCTAACGCAACCTTTGGTATCGTGGCGGTTACTAAAACTCGGAGACATCAAGCTGATGTATCTGTTAGCCGGTCGGCATCCATTATCTGAACCTCTGTACGGATGAAACACATTCCAGCAACTTTTAATAAGAAATGCATCACATAATGCTTGCACTACCTCTGTGCGAATCTCTGTTGGTCGCACATAATCGTTCTTTTGTACTTTTACTTTGATTTCCATGTTCAAGCATGTCAAATTAATAAAGTATGCGCTTAACGTTATCGCCCAACGGACTGTATGAAGGTGTCGTCTTGTACTTAACGTTTGTTCCAACGTGACATGAACCGAATGTCACTCGGGTTTGCCGTGTATTCTCACGTCTTGTAATTTTACGACTTTACCAAGATTTGTCGGGAGGATGAAGCGCCTCTCTCGCTGCGTTTGGAGTGCACCTCTCGATTTCTCGCTTTCAGTCCTTTCTTTGTTTGTGAGGCAGGAAACGGCTCAAAGGGAACTTCTAACCGTAAATCTATAAGACTGCCTGAGGCTAATGATGCCTTTTGGGCCGTTGTCGGTGTTGCTCCGATATGGTTTCTTTCCCCAACGGCAGAACTTTCACAACATGCTGACGAGATAATCAATCTCCTCTTCGCTGAGCGCAATCTTGTTTCTGCGCTTAATCTTGATGGTGTTAGCCATTCCAATTTTTTCCCTTGCAACTCGGAGAGAATTGCCACCCTTTGCTTCTGTCACAAGCAAATCCTCAACGAAATCAAGCATATCCTGATCGTGTGCCTGTTGCTCCTCATGCAACTTCTTTTCAAGCATATCGGCCTTAGTGTTGAATGAGCAACATCTTTCTATTGCAAAGTCGTTGCGGATATTCTCAATCATCTGATCGATATCATCTTGACTGAAAAAATCATTGAAGTAAGTATCGCCCTTCTTCTCACCTCTTAGAGCCATCAAATGCTTTATCTCCTGTTCTTTTGTCATGATTGAATGCTTTTGATAGTTATGCCAATGCGTTGACCTTCTCGTTGTAGAGCTTCATGCTTTCTTTGAGCTCAGAAAGCATCTTCTTGTTAGAAAGGAGCTCGCCAATAGCCATGTAATACTTCGCCTTCTCATCTGAGTTAAGAATATCGAAGTCGCCAGAGGAAGCAATGTTTGTAGCAAGCTTCTCATCATCCCATCTTGTCTTGGTGTAGTAAACCAATTCTATTGAGTCGCACCATTTAGGCGATCCTGACAAAGAAAGCGACAAGGTAACATGTGCGCACCCAAAGAATACGCTCTTCACGCCCCAAACTGGAGCAGCTTCCAAAATGGACTTAAACTTAGCCTCGGCCTCGTTCGTAATGTTCTTGAACTGCTGGTCAAATGATTTAGATGTTAACGTTTCCATGTTTGTTGATGTTTAATTGTATTCTGTTATTAATTATGGCGCAAAATTAATAATTTTCATTCATTAAAACAACCATAACGCATAGTTTCTATTAGTCTTTAATATTTATTAATAGTTTCTATGCGTATTTTATTAGTATTGTGCTGTTTTTAACCAGTTGTTCACAGTAAGACAGAAATCAGGCAATGAGCGACAAAGTGAATATTGATGCCCGAGCCGTTCGACGTCAGCTTGAAACTTTTCTTGTAATTTACTTTGGCAACCTTGCTTTGTCTTCACCTCAACAAACAAGACCTTTCTATGGGCTACGATAATGAGATCAGAAAATCCTGCCAATACACCTTCGGCTTTCATGATTTTAGCTTCCAACGAATTACGATAGCCCCCGTTTGGTATGGCCGCGATGATATATTGTGGATATTGCAAGCGAAACCATTGTACCATTTGACGCTGAATCTGAGATTCTATATGCCGTGGTGGTCGACGTTGGTGGCTGGTTTTAGCTTGCAATTTTAGTAACTCATCGTACTTCATACCCACGTCTTGCATTTAAGATTTGAGATATTTTCGTAACGTATAGTGCATTTTTTATTTTGGTAATGACCGTCTTTGGCCATAGCATTCCAAAGAGCATTTAAGCAGATACCCAAAGTTCTTCTGCTATACCGCAAGTATATCTCTGGACAGGTACGAAAAGCCTCTGGCTGCGATCCATCTTTGTTAAACCTTAAAACCACTACCCTACGTGCCCTCGTGGGCTTTATCATTCTCTTCATCATTTATTCACCTCACTTTCTATTTGTTTTTGGGACTCATGAATAAGCAAGTCGAGAACTTTGCTTATGACAGCTTTGTTCTTGATGTCGTAAAAACCAATGGGTGTCGCAAGTGATATGCAAGAAACAAGTCCATTGTTCCGTAATTGCTTGTATTGACCATTAAGCTCTTCTATTGATTGTTTTATCATACTACGCATATTAGTAGCCAAGAAAGCAAAGTATCGCCTCCTTGGCTACGGATGAAATGTATTAAAGTTTAAAAACTACTAATTTTGCCAAAGGCGTTCCCTTGGGGATAATAATGTTGCGCGAACGAGATCCGAAACTCGTCTGTTCTTGAATTTTGGTTTCGTCGTCTATGGATAGCAACACTTTAACTTTATCCATCGTGTGGATAGGAATCAGCCGAGAATGAGATAAGCGATAATCTGTTTCAGTAGGCAAGCCATGTATTGTGTTATCAATTGTTGGCATAACAAGTGCATGATAGCCATCTTTCAAGATGATACCTGTAAGCAACTCCATTACGCCATGCCTTGCTTCGATGTCAGCACTGGCGCAGACAAGGAACGATGAGCTATCAAGTCGTGTAGGCATCACGCCGTAGCTTTCAAGGTCAAACGGAAGTTCGTCTTGACCGCTATTCTTTGCGCTCTCTTGCGAGTTCTCATTCTCTGTAAGCAGATCATTAGCTTGCATGCTTAATGGCCGCTCTGCTGTGTTCTTTCTGGGTCTTGCCATAATTTACTCTTCTTTATTGTTTGACTCCCCTTCCCATTCCGGGTCTAATATTTCAACATCAGGGGAGACATCATGGGAGAACACTTCAATGATCTTGGTTTCTTGCAAAGCTATGACCTCATGACCAAACATTACTGTCCCAAACATTTGTTCTATGTTAGTCAAAGCCGAGCGCATAGAAGATCCCTGCACGAGGTAGGTTACAACCGTTCGTTTCTCCTTTTCTGTCTTTTCATCAAGCGTAACGAATAACACCTTAGCTTTGTACCATTTACTCTCGCCTTCTTTTCCTGAAAAGGAGATTTCACGATAAGCAGCTTGCGCCTCGGATTTAATCTCAAAATCACCAGATATGTTATCTGATAATTTTTTCGTAACAATGCTTTCCGCTTCTGTGAATGACATCGCATCAACCGCATACTTCTCAGTCACCTTTTTAGATGATCCATCCTCCATTGTTTTCTCAAGCCTGATGCCGACTTCAAAAAACGTACCTATTCTTGATCTCATACTTAACAGTACTTAGTTAAAATGGAAGGTCGTTGAGGTCGCTCACTTGTGCAAATGGCGCATCGCACGAAGCGGCAGCGTTAAGAGCATCATTATTCATAGGCTTTAAGCCACCAAGAATAGGCATAGCTCTACGTTCTTCGTCCGACATCTGCTCACGCACATCTTTTGGCAAAGACTGCTTAATCATGTGCGTCTCTTCATACTTTGGATTTTGCAATTCCCAAGCAGAGAGGTCAAGATAAACGGCTTTGGCTCTGTTAGTCACATCTTCAGTGCTGACAAACAGATGATTCTCTTCAATAGGGACTACGAAGCAACGCAGTACTTCGCCACGTCCCTGAATTTGCATGACTCCAGCTCTTTTGAGCTTCATCAAATTGATTTTCACGTTGAAATTTGTCATAATAAAAAATTGTTATAAACAAGGGCTTTATCGTAGGAGTCGAACCCACGTAATGCTCACCTACGAGGCGTTTTGCTGACGCTGTGCCTATCCGATTAACACACTATAGAGGCCATTTAGAAGGGCGGGGCACTAACAGACACCGCTTGCCGATATTCCGCGAGTGCTTTGCCGCCTATCTGTTCAGGAGAGCGGAGTCGAACCGCTTAATGAACCAATACTATTCGCGCCTATCCGATTAACGCGCTATCACCTGATCCGTGAGTATCGCTCGCAGCCTCACGGCTCATAGCGATAACATGATTAAACCTAAATCTACCAACATTTTAAGAAAAAGAAAACCTTAAATAAAAGGCCAACGTCTCACGACGTTTTGAGTGGCCTATACAATTAGAATACAATTACAATATCTTTTGCTGTATGAAATTACTCATTGCAAGGTTTTGCGAGAGTATCATTGGTTGATCGAGCTGCGTAGATTTGTACATATCTGTTGCAGCGTTATACAAGTCCCAAGCAGTCACCTCGTTCTTCTCGGCGTAGGTGAGCATCATCCTCTCGGTGAGCTTACTTATCTGTCCTTGGTTGAGCGGAACAACCTGAATGTTCCGAATAGACTTGTGTTTCGTCTCGGAGGCCACTCGCAGGGCGGTAAGCATTCCGATGATGGTAAACATTTCTTGTGCGATAATCTTGCGCTGCTTCATGCGCTCAATAGTTTCGTCGTCAGATGCTACAATATCACGCAAGTTGGCAAGCCATGAATCGGCCTTGCCTAATAGCTCGTTGAGCTGATATGATCGCCGACCGCTATTGATATCCGAATACGTGGCGGCATAATTCTCGGCATTGAGCATGCACTGATTATGGCAGATAACCACGTTCCGGCCGATGCCAAGTTGAATGCCCTTCTGATGGAACGAAACTGACATATTTGTTGTTATTGCATCATTGCCTGAACCCGAATCAAGGTCACGCAAACGGATGTTGCAAAACACTCGGCGCAAGATATGCGCCTCTACGGCTCTGTCGCCAATCAACGCCTCCTTCTCGGGGAGTCTTGTTACGCCTGGTGTGTTGCGATCTTTGTTGTTAGCAGCAAACAAGTCGTAGATCTCAGGCTGGTAGCCATAGCGCAGACACTTATCTTGTATCTGACGGATGAGATCGAAGTGATAGATGCCTTTCAATGGCTGTCCGTTGACATCATTCTCCTTCTCTGTGCGCTCGAGCTGTTCGAGTGTGAGGATCTGAACCTTCGAAGTCTCAAAATCGAGGAACTTGTTAGAGTTGTCGCTCATCAATTTGTTCTCTTCAACTGTGACAGGAGCCTGTACCACAGGGGCGCTTCCCATCAAATTCATTGTCATTGCATTCATAATTGTAATGTATTATATGGTTATTAATTAGCCAAAGATGTAGACAAGCCACGTCGTAACAAACAATAAAGCAAGTGCGACGCTCGCTGAGCCTATCACAAAGGCTGTTTCTTTTATCTCTTCAAGAGACCAATTATTAGGATTTTCCATGTCGTCATTAATATTTATGTCGCAAAATTAATATTTTGTATTCATCTAAACAAATTCTCTAATACCAAATTAATATTTATTATTAGTCCGTTATTAGTTTTTAAGGTTTGTTAATACAATATTTCAATTATTCTTTTTAATTTTGCGGTTGAAATCTAGAAGGTGATAAGAAGATATGCTCAAGCGTGAGAATTATATATAGAGGTCAGGTAGGGAGTTTTTCTAGATTTCGCTCTCATCTGACCTCATTTTATATATAAACGATGATTAAAAATATGAGACACAGCATGGCTAATCAAATGTTCAGGGACAAAAAGTTTCTGAAAGCCATCGCATTGGTCTTACTTTATCACGCTAAAACAAATAGTAACACCTGCAATAGATACTCAGTAAACAAGTTGCGCTCAATAACAGGCGCGAGTTCGTCTGCTATACGATCACGTTTGCAAACATTGAAAGAGCGCGGACTTGTGAAGACAGAAAGCGGAACACTCGTTTTCATGTCTATTATGTCTAAACACAAAGATCGAAACCAACGATTAGAAAATGTATCATATAAAAACTTAGCAGATGTAGAAAAATCCCTCTATGCTATTTTGATATGCATCCTTCAAAGAAGGAAAGATTTCATCCACCGTGCATTTCTGCTCATGCAAAGCTCGCATGATTTGAAAATAATCAAGTGTGCCAAGCGAATTATAAGGAAGTACGGAAAGGGTGAAAAATATACTGAATTGGGACTGTCGTATCAAAAAATAGCAATCAAGCTCGGTGTGTGCATTAAATCAGCTTTTGATTATGTTAAGTTTGCGATCGTTCGCAAATTCATAGCTTGCGAGAACCATTTTAAGAAGAAATTCTTAAAAGGGGTGAATTTTTATCCTGTACCTGGATTTACTTTCACAACCAAAAACTATGCTTATTTAGTCAAAGCTAACACATATACTGTAATAGATAAAACATCTATACATCATACGCTGGCTGAAGCCAGCTTGTGCCCATCGGCCTCGCATAAAGCTTGGTATATATAGATTATAAAAAACTAAGATTCCCAAAAATGGAACAAAACAAAAGGAAAAAGAACAGAAGACGAACGGCGGTATCATACGATATTCGCGAGTTTATTTATGGGCATACCGAGTATGCCACAGATTGTCCATTCGGTGAATATGGGCGATACACGCATGCGATAAACAAAGTAGGAGCGCTTGAATGTAATAGATGCCCCTATCAGATAAAAAACAACACCGAAGCACAAATCGTTCGTTGCTCCCATGATACAGACAGAAAGGAGGTGATTCATGATTACCATCTGTCTTGACCGCCATGAATTCCTCTATGCTATCGAGGGATTCGCAAGGGGCTCGCACCTCCGTCAATACGTCTGGCAGGATATTGTGTGGAAGAGCATTCCACAGATGAGCGACGACGATATGGACTTTCTCTGGTATTTCATGCGTCGTAACCTCTGGGAGTGCTATTTCAACAATATCAGAGGCGAGCTGCACAGGGATGTGGGATGGAAGGATTTTCTCCGCGTCATGGCAGTACTACACCGTGGCAACCGCCATAAGGTTACATTCAAGGCGTTGGACAGGAAGATCCATAGGTCATTGTGCTATATGTTCGGCGGCAAGTATTGCCCCATATACCAACAAGGATCCTCTAAGAGGAAGATGGAGTTTTTCGCCTCGTACATACCGAGCGAGTGGGTGGTAAGTGTGAAAACTTGCGAGATACCCGAGAACCCTTACATCAACAAAGGCGACGAAGACCACTGGCATAATGACCTGACGCTGTATAGCCCGGAGTCATTGTCGGACGAGCAGTTGAAACCTGACGGTCTTTGTCCCATATCGTCAGATTGAAGGAAAACAGATTTAAGACAGGGTTAATACGTTAAAACGATGAAGAAGATTATGTTCAACGACAAGTACGGTCTTACACAGGCCGTACTTGAAGGCAGAAAGACCCAGACAAGAAGAATAGCCTATACGCAAAACGGGTTTGTTGTGTTTGATGATGAAGATTTCCAACTCAAAAAGCTCGGCAACGGCCAAGCTTTGCTTACGCTTCGCAACAATAGGCTTAAAACCGCCAACTATAAACTCGGTGAAACCATAGCCATCGCCCAGAAATACAACGATCTGATAAATGACGATGAATTTTATCGTCTTTGTGGCAAAAACGGAATGCCTTTGGAGCGCATCGGATACGAGAAAGGATGCAACAACAAGATGTTTGTCCGTGCAGACCTTATGCCCCATCATATTCGCATCGCAAACATCCGCGTAGAACGTCTGCAAGACATCAGCAATGGAGGCTGCCTGAAAGAAGGCATTTGGCGTGACGACAACGTAGGGCTTGAAGGTACGACGTATTGGTATCACGGTCTTGCCAATTCCTCGTTTCACACTCCGCAGGAAGCCTACGCCTCCCTTATCGACCGCATTTCCGGCAAAGGCACTTGGGAGAGCAACCCTTATGTATTTGTTTATGATTTTGAACTAATAGATTAACTTAAGTACATCAAGATAAGAACTTAAATTATAAATGAGATATGAAATTTGGAATTATTGATTTTATGATTGTATCTCTTCAGGTAGCCTTCATTGTGATGAAACTCTGCGGAGCAATCAGTTGGTCGTGGTGGTTAGTTATGCTGCCAATAATCTTAATTGTGGTGGGAAACATTCTTGTATTATTTCTTTACGTTTTCGCAGGGGTGCATAAGAAACATAAAAAGTAGATATTATGAGAACCATCAAATTCAAAGGTAAGAGCGTTGATAGTAGTGAGTGGATTGAAGGCTATTTGTATAAGGAATGTGATAATACCTACATCATTGAGGATAGACAGAAAGATTCTATGCTTAATCGTAATGAAGCGGTATTGGTTGACCCTGATACCGTCTGCCAGTTCACGGGACTAACCGATAAGAACGGAAATGAGATTTACGAGGGAGATTTATTAAGTTTTGATCCGTTTGAACTGAGTGATTACTCGGATTTTGATGAATGCGGAAACGTCGTTTGTAATTATTACTTATCAATCTATTATTCCGTGGACTTCTTATCTTATATATTTGTTCTGCACAAGAATCCTGATTCTATATCAGCAGAAGATGAGACTGGAAGAGAAGATTTTCTCAATAGTTCCGATACTAAAAAATCAGAGGTCGTTGGTTCTATCCACGATCCTGAATGGCGTAAGAAACTTGGCATTCAAGAAGATTAACTTAACATAAATTATTATGGAGCAACAAGAAGTGAGAATACCGATTGTCGGTGTGATTGAAGAATCGAAAATGATTCCAACGAGCGATCATAGGTTCGTTGACCATTATCCGAATGGCGATGGCGTTTATCTCGTAAAGTTCGATGATGGTAGTCGAGAATTGCGCAGCGTGATAGCTAACGGCATGATTGATCAAGATAGGCAGAGAGTTTCTGTGTTTGGTTTTTCCATTCCTGCTCAGGCCATTGCCGAAGAAATCAAGACGGAGCGCGAAGCCTCGCTCAAGGACGCTATCGCTGATTTGCGTGCGGAAGTTCTACGTGCGGTCAACGCTTGTCATGAGGATGTGCTCACAGAGAGCTGTACAATCGTTCGCACGCTCGACGAGCTCAAGGAGAGCGGCCTGGCATCAGGCAACGGCATCAGCGAGAAAACCTTGCTCGAAGCGTTAAAGGTGGTAGCGGCAGGAAAGCATGATTGAGTATGACTGACGCCACCCCATATATAGTATATAGATTAAACAAACCCCACAAAACATGGAACCAATAAAAACAGAAGACAACAACCGCATGGAGGCACTTGCCTACATCATCGCCGACCTGAAGGCAGAGAACATCGAGCTTGTGCAGTGCGTGCATCAGCTCGTTGACGACTACAACGACGTGGTTCGTCAGTTGCGAGGAATGGAGAAGCGCAAGGACGACCCTGAAAAGCAGATGCTCGGCAATATGCTCAAGATGCGCGACCATTGCGACAAACTGGAAAGGATGAATGGGGAGCTGAAACGTTTTGCAAAAGCAATCCATTCCTTTGTGAAGGGCAAAAACCTTTATATGAAAAAAGGAACGTCCTGCGGCTACAGAAAAGGCTGCCCTGCTGTGTGTTCTACGACCTGTATGGAATGTGATTCATGCTTGGGTGTCATTGAAGGCTGCGGCGTGATTTGCCAGCGGGCTCTTTTAGGACTGAAATGTAGTAATGTATAACGAAAATATAGAGAACAATGATTAACCCCGAAGACCTTAGAATAGGCGACATTGTGCAGACTAACAAAGACTGCACGTTTCCGAAAGGCACATTGTGCATCGTTACCGAAATCCATTCCGACCGACAGTATAATGACAAGAAGGGATGCGTCACTCTAAAGGCTGCCAACGATGAAGACGACGGCCCCTGGGGAACATGGTGCAACAATATTGATGGCGTACTCATCACGCCCGAAATACTCATTAACAATGGCTTTAAGGAAGAGGTTGAGGGCAAGTGCTTCACAAGGCCAATTAAAGCCAGAGCAGGCAGTTCCCTTTCCAGATATTTGGCTGTAGAACGAAAAAAATACGCTTGGGCAATATTCATAAAGTATTACAACGTGACAGGCTATGCACTCTTATGTCATATAAAGTACGTTCACGAACTACAGCTCACCCTTAAGATAGTGAAATTTAGTCCGGAAATGAAAGTATAGCCACTTTGCCGACCCATTAGGCGATCCTCGCATCGTCTGCTACGACAGCGAGACCAAACGCTCGGCACGACGCGACACAACGGCTGCGAGGCATGGGTTTACGATTGTTGAAGGTGCCGATTAAAACGTAACAAAACATGATAGAGCTAAACAAGATATACAACGAGGATTGCTTGTCGGGAATGAAGAAGATTCCAGACGGGAGCGTGAACTTAGTTGTGACAAGCCCTCCTTACGACAACCTACGCAAATACGGCGGTGTGGGAAGGAGTCTTTGTTTTGAAAAATTCAAAGATGTCGCTTTAGAGATAAAGCGTGTTTTGGCAAAAGGCGGCGTATGTGTTTGGATTGTAAGCGACGGATGCGAAAATGGCAGCGAGTCTGGTACATCCTTTCGACAGGCGTTATATTTCAAAGAGTGTGGGCTTAACCTTTATGATACGATGATTTGGGAAAAGCCATCACCGCAAGCCCCAACAGAAGGACGGTATTATGATGTGTTCGAGTACATGTTTGTTTTATGCAAAGGGAGCAAGCCTACTCATTTGAACCTTATTGCCGACCATGAGAACATTTCTATAGGTTCGGTTTCTACGTGCGAAACAAGGAGTTGCGCAGAGGATAGAAAACAAACAGGAAGGAAGCGGGTCGTGAAAGAACGTTGCAGAAGGTTTAATGTGTGGAAAATCAGCCGTGACCAAAATAAAACAGGACATCCTGCCGTATATCCGTTTCGTCTTGCCCGTGATCATATAATCAGTTGGAGTAACGAAGGTGATACGGTACTTGATCCTTTCATTGGCAGCGGCACCACCGCCATAGCGGCCATCCGAGAGAAGCGCAACTTCATCGGCTTTGAGCTCAACGAGGAGTATTACGACAAGGCTTGCAAGCGAATCCGCTGGGAAATGGCGCAACAAACATTATTCTGATTAACAAAGAGAAAAGAAGGCAGACGATGATTAAAGCAGAAGACTTTAGAATAGGTGCTTGAATCAAAATCAAAACAAGGAAGGATTAGAAGAAGGATTGATAGACGACTTCAACCTATCAACTTCTTCTAAAGCTATTACGAAATTTCACATAAACAGAAAAGCATTGAAAGTGAATAAGGCTCTAATAAGACAAATCCGTTGTAAGCTCTTATCAAACACAACGGATGCCGAGAAAGCGGCTGCACAGAACTGTTTGCTGCTTGGGTATCGTATTGTGCGGCAGCAACCAATTATGACAGGGAGGAGATTATATTTTGCCGATATATATCTTCCTGAAATCAAAACCATTTTAGAGCTTGATGGAGGTTATCATTATACAAAAGACCAAAAACGCAAGGATAACAATCGCTCGTCTGGCATTTGGCGACTTGGTTACCATGTGGTTCGCCTAAGCAATCATAATGCACGAGACATCAATAAGTTAAGAGCTAAGATTAACCTAATAAAAAAGAAGCACGGCCTAAAATAGCAAATTTCTCCAACCACGGTTATTTTGTTTACACAGCGAAGAAAATTCTTCTAAAATTATTAATAGGTATAATTATCTTTGCCGTATAATCATTTAGTAACAAAAACAGAACAACTATGACAATTAAAGAAAAAGTGCTTGCTTCTGCCAAAACGTCATTTGCAAAGTACGGTTTGAAGAAGGACGAACTTTCCAAGTTGGTAGACCAGATTGTTGCAAGTCGTGGCCTAACAGATGAGTCAAAAGAGGAAGATGTTACAGGTGCCATCACGGCTTTCGAGCCTATCGCTGGCTTAATGCAATCCATGTTCAATCGAGCAGTCTCCGAGACTGGAAAGAAGTACGAGGGTTGGATTGATCCTAACGCTAAGAATAATGAGCCCGAACCGCCTGCGCCTATCATTCCTCAACCGGGTGCGCTGACAGCCGATCAAGTGAAAAATATGATTGCTGAAGCAGCAAAAGACAATCAGAAAGCAATCTCGGAAGCAGTCGCCTTGGCTATCGCGCCTTATAAGGAGAAAGAAGAGAAAGCTCACCTTGCTTCCATATTACAAGGAAGCGATAAGCTGAAAGACATCCCCGAAGTGTTCCGTTCGCGCTACCAGCTCGACAAGGAGGAGAACCTTGATGCAGTCGCACAGAAAATTTCTGATGATTGGACCGAGCTTAAACAAGCAATGGTTACAAGCGGAAAATATGTCGAAGCGCCTAAGCAAAGTTCTCCAGAGGATGAGCAAGATGATTTCTTAAAGAGAATGCAAGGTTATGCTGAGCGTCATACGACAAAAGCAGATTAAGCATCCTAAGAGTTCAAACTTTTAAACGAAAAAATCATGTCAAACAAAGGAATGTTTTTACACACAACGAAGCCTACTGACATCAAGGAGGCTGTTTGGTGGGAAGAGCAGTGCGTGCGTCGACAGGGTGGTTATGACCTTGATCGTTCAAACCTCCCTGCCTCGCTCAAATGGTTAGCAAAGGGAGTTGTTTTGCGTCTTGTTTCAGGTGGAAAGGCACAAGCGGTAAAGACTGCGACTGTAACTGAGAAAGCAGTCAAGCAAGCTACAACCCTTAAAATTGCCAGTGGATCGCTTTTCCAAGTGGGCGACACTATCGCGGGTTCAAAGATAACGGCAGTCTCCTCAGCAAGCGGCATCGATACATTGACTATTGGTGCTCTCGCTAACGATGTAGCAGAGAATGCTGTTGTGTCAGACTATGATAAGTCAAAAGACATCCTTCTTGGCTTGTCTTATGACACACTTGACCTTAGAGAGGCAGATGCTTCTCTTGCGGCTACTCCTACTTTGCAAGTCATGGAGGTAGAAGAGGATTCTCTTCCTTATCCCATCAATGCCGACATCAAGAATGGCCTGAATGCCAACGGTGTTGCGCTTTTCAAAATTCAATAACTTTAATCAGGATAACGCACTATGAATAGTATTTTAAAGACTTTACAAGACCCGAAGTCCTTTCAGGCGTATATCGACGAGTATATGAAGACTGCTTCGTATAAGGCGGAGTGGAAGACTGAAATGAAACCCGTTGAGTACTGCGCTGCTAAGGTCTATCAGGCTAATATTGCCAAGTATACCTCTGCAATGGTCGGTTCGGTGGTCGCTAAGAATGCGGAGCGCCCTGTGCACACCATGCCTGACTTCCAACAGATGATTGGCTCTATTGGCCGCATCGCCGATCAGTGGGAGCTGGATAATGATTATCTCGATCAATTGCACTACCTTGAGGGTAAGTACAACGACATCGCTGGCCGTGGCAATTATACGCAAGCAACGCTCAATACGGAGTATGACAAGTTGATCACATTCTCTTTCCGCCCGTTTGAGCGTGCCGTTATATCGCCTCATAAGCGTATTGATATGCTCTATTTTGAGGGCTTGTTTAAGGGCACGCAGACCGTTTCTCGTACCAACAACTCGAAGGCTAATGTGTCTTACACCTTCAAATTGGGTGTCAAGAAGATTAAATCAACGACCAATTGGGGTCAGGAGAGTGCAACTCCGTTCAAGGATATCAAGGCCATTAAGGACGAAGCCAAGAAGAAGGGGCGCAAGATTCTACGCCTCCGAATGTCTGAAAACACATTCTACGCAATGTGTCAGGCTAAGGAGGTCAAGGACACGTTTAAACTCAACCTTGGCACATTGCAAGTCAACCCGAGCGTGCCGATGATTTCTGTCGACCAGATGAACATCTATCTGCGCTCCATCCTCTTGCCGACCATTCAGATTGATGAGGATAGGTTCGTTGACCTGCCAGACGGCACAACTGTCAACCTCGTGCCTGACAACCGCGTGGTAGCCATGTGCGCTGACAAGGTAGCTGTACCTAAGTGCGCCGAGCCCTTGGAAGCCGTCGATCCAATCCCGAACGTATCTTACTCAACCTATGATGATAACCTCGTCGGATTCTGGCGTGACAAGACAGGCTACCATATCACCAACGAAATGTGGATGCAGCCTGTTTTCGATGGCATCGACGATTATCTCATCTTGGAGGTAGGCGAATAACGCAAGAGTGTAAAGGTTGATATGATAATTACGAAAACAAGGTAAGCATGACAATTTCGGAAGCCATAGCAAGCGAGATACAGCCCTTCTCTACATCTGATGAAACGTTAGAAAAGATGTTTATAGACGCAGCTGAAAGGTTCAGCGTCTCAGCATCTGTCGAAGACGATTACTCTATAAGTGTGAAGAAGCCTGTTGCTTATGCTGCCATGCGCATTCTATACAAGATGCGTGTGTTGTCAAGTGAAAATGTCGGAGGTATCTCCCAAGGGTACAAAGACAACAAGAACTTGATCGATAGCATGATTAAATCTATTGCGAAAGACGCTGGATTGGATGCTGACCTTGTTATCGATAATGACTCTGATGATTACTGTGTGACAAGCGCGAAGGTTTGGTAAAAATTGATACATGAACTTTGAAGATACGTTAAAGATAGGCGCAAAAGTCTACAATGTCGGATATCTGCAGATTGGAGATAGGTGTTACGCTATGAATGATGATGGCACGCCTAACTTTGATGATGTAGATGACGATATTCAAAAAGGCTTTGACGAGAATGGGAATGCTATCGAGGTGAAAGATTTGCGTTTCCTTGACTTCGGGAAATGTATCATTCTGCCAAACACAAGCGCTCGTTCAGTCACCTTGCTTGATGGCAAGCAATACGTTTACTCATACGAGTTGATAGCTCCTCTTTCTAAGAGGAAATACTATCTCTTGCCAAAAGAAGGTGATAAAGTTTGGATAACCAAGAAAGATAGCACAATTGATAGGCAGATGGAAGTAAAAGGGTTCGTTACCTACAAGAAACGCTACCTGAAATTATGGCTTTAGACGATGGCAAATGCGCAGATACAACTTAAAGGGCGAGAAGCTTTGCAAAAGAAGCTGAACGAGAAACGTAAGCAAATTCTGAACTTTCTCGATACGCGCCTGTTGCAACTTGCGGAAGAAGCCGTTGTTTATTCTATGGCCGTAAAGGGTTACAAAGACCGAACAGCTAATCTAAAAAACTCCATATCATTCGCTCTTTATTTTGATGGGAGGCTTATAACTGCAAGAGCTGGCAAGATACCTAAGCCAGACGAAGTAGAAGAAGGCCAACAAGGCGTAGACAATGCGCTTGAAGCCTATGCAAAACAAGATGGCGTTGTTGCTCCAAAAGGCTATTCGCTTGTGATCGTGGCAGGTATGAACTACGGCAAGTATGTCGAAGATAAAGGATATAATGTTCTGTACCTTACACGGTACTACTTGAGAGACGAAATGAAAAAGGTGTTAAAAGAGGCATTTGAACTCATTAAAGATGGAGGGTGAGAAATATGGTACTTGGTGATGAAGCGGTAACTGAAATGTATAAATATCTCAATCGTAAGATAGAGAGCTTAGGAGTTGATAAAGGTCGAATATACAAGTATGAACGCCCTGAGAAAATGGAGCATGTAAGTTACATAGCTATCAATCATCTGCCATTCGTCAGGCGTGATGTAATTGAAGAAGGTACTGTAAATGTGAATATTCATGTCCCCAAGACATCAACTAACATGCCGAATGTTGGAAAGCTGCAAAACATAGCGAAAGCTATCATTGCGCCTTTTGATGTGGATGGCGGTCAGTATCTCGGAAAGTGCATCTTTGAGTTCTACGCTGACTCACGCCCGACATTGGATAATGATGATACATATTATATCAACTTAAAATTCAACGTAATATACAATAATCTAAAAGCATAAAACTATGGCAAAAAACGGTGTTTATGGCATTAAGCAATTTTCTTTTGCTGATTGCGTAGCAAATGGTGGCTATCCTACGGACTATGCCAATACCCTAAAGGCAATTCCTACGGGTTCGCTCACTTTTAATGATCAGGCCGCTCAAACGCAGGACATAGAGATTGAGGACTCAGAAGATCCGTATGCTGTATTGGTCACTTCGGCGGCTACTAAGGGGTTCACTGTGCAGACCTACGATCTCTCGGAGGATAACTTCAAAGCCCTTCTTGGCTATTCTGCCGTCGACACAAAGGGCTACATTAATGAATCGCCAACAGAGACGGAGGTTTATAAGGCTATCAAGATCGAGACACAAGACCTCGACGATATTCCTTCGCGTACCTTTGAGTGGTCAAAGATGAAGCTAACCGTCACGCGCAGTGGCTCTATTGGCAAGTCAGGCCTTCCAAACCTTAACATTGAGTGCCGCCAGATGGCTGTCTTTGATGCCAAGGGCGAGAAGGTCAGTGGCCATCGTAATGGCTTTACGGCCACTATCCAACAGAAGAAGAGCTCGGTGTAACAATTCTCAATAGATTCAGGTAACAATCTAAGGCGGTGAGGTAAGGGTAAAGGCCTAAGCCGCACCGCCTTTACATTTTTAAGCAATGAAGACATCAGATAAAGAAAAAGTTGCAAAGACACTCCAAGAAACGGCCTTCAAAATCAAAGTCGGCAAATTTACATTCAGGGTCAAACCATTGACCTTGATGCAGATTTACGAAATGGGTGTTTTTGCTAACGACATCAAGGAAGCAACATGGAAAGAAGATGAAAAGATAAATATCATCCATACCCTTATTGAACGTAGCGGTGACGCTCGCCTGATGTGCGACGTGTTTATCGTGTGTGCTTTCCGCAAGAAGTGGGCGCGTAAATTATGGGGCGGCTATATTCGTCGCCACCTCGATATAACGGCATTCAACATGCTCATAACCTTTATCAGCAGCTCATTTAACACAAATTTTTTCTTGACCTCTATAATTTTCCTGACCAAGACAAAGATCATGACGGAGCCCCAAACGACTCCCCATGGTCAATCATCGGAGGAGTCATGAAATATTTTCGTATGAGTTACGAGGAGGTCGTATTTAGGCGCTCATACCTTAACATCATGCTTTTGAACCGCTCTATCCCATCATTTAACTTGGATGATAAGGATGAGAAGCAGGAAAGAGCTAATATATCAACCAAGCCACAGAAGGAGTTTCATCCAATTGAAGGTTCAATGCACGCAAACGACTTCTTCATGAGCTTTATGTAGAAAATAATATGGCAGCAGAAGACATACTTGGCATAAGTGGTCAGATAGATATATCTGACATCCAGACAACACTTGATAAGCTATGTGATCAACTCAATAAAGTTGGCGTTGATACGGATGCTTTGTCGCAGCGCATGACCAATGCACTCAATGATATTGCTAAGTCGGATGGTGATTTATCCACTAAGACGACGCAAGCAATGAACGTGCTTAAACAGGCCATGGACGAAGCGACAAATGGCATAAAGATAGTACCAGAAATGATCGACACGGCCAACAAACGTGTTGAAACTATCCGTGGGACTATCGAACGACTCAACGAGCAGTTATCGCAAACAGAAAGAGGCTCTAATGCTTTCAATGCGATAGCGAAGCAGATTGATGCACAAAAACAGGTTTTACAAATGAACCAAGAAGATGCGAGGTTTCTTGCTTCTTCATACGACGAGGTAAGAAATTCTATTGCCCAAGTCAGCGGAGCATATCAAGCTCTTGAAGCTATATCTGTTGCATCATCTACTGCTAACACAATGGATGCGGCCGCATCTGAGGCTAACAGTGTCGCAAAAACTGCCAATAGTGTTGCCTCTACTACCAATGCAGCAAGCACTCTGGCTGAGGGCGTATCTCATGCTGATAATGCTACTAAACTTGGTCAGGAAACAGATGCGGTTGTGCAAAATACCAAAGCAAGGCAGGAGCATCAAGAAAACATTTCTGCCGAAGAGCAGATGTATGGCCGACTTATTGACAGAATGCAACAAGGCAGCCTATCTGAGGAGCAATATCAACGTATTATAGATCAAGAGACGGCCTCTTTGGAAGAACAAAGAAAAGCACTTAACGAACTCGCTCAACAGAGAGAAGAACATAACTCGCGCCCCTTTGGCAATGGTTATCAATTCGATAGTCAAGGGAATGTTACAAACAGTGCCGATGTCGAAAAATGGCAAGCAGAAACGCAATCCATAAACCAACAATTCGAGGCACAAAAGAAAATTGTTGAAGAAAGCCAAGCCGCGCTTGATAAATTTGTCGAAGCCCATGAACGCTTAGCCAAGTCACAAGACAATGCAGCAAACACTTCGCAAAAAACACAAGAAGCGAGCTCGCAAGAGATTAAGAGCTTTGAGCAACTGACCTCCGAAATCGATGCATTAGAGAAGAAAATCTCAGATTTGCAGCAACGCAAGCAAGAACTTCTCTCTGTCGGAGGCGGTTTCTCGATACCAGTTGTGCCAGCAGATGCGCTTGCTAATTCTGGCCTTACATTTGGCAGCGACAAGTTAGAAGGCCTACGTACGCTCAATCAAGAAATTGAAACTACGAAAGAAAAGCTCAGCGAAGCTAAGGGCAAATTGCAAGAGTTTCAGCAGAGCGGCGAAGAAACAGGAAATGTGAGTTTTGCGAATTATTCACAAAACATAGCTGACATATCCTTCGCAATTAATGATGCTAAACAAAGACTCGCAGACTACGAAGCACAGTACGACAAACTTGCAAATAAAGACAACCTTACAGCAAAACAAAAACAAGATCTTGATACCCTTGGTCAAAAAATTGATGAGACGAAAAAACAGATACAAGACCTTCAAGGGCAGTTGCGTGAAAAGAACGAGCAGACATTTGTCGGAAAGCTAAGGGATAGTTTATCTGATGCAGGGCAAAAAGTTTCTGAATTTGGAGAGAAGATAAAGAGTTCCATTCTTTCGCCATTAGATGCGTTGAAAGAAAAGGTTGGCAATTCTTCCTTCGCTCAGCGATTTGGAGCGGAATTTACCCAAGCGAAAGTTGGGCTCAATGATTTTAAAGACGGTATTGTCAATGTAATGACCGCCAACGGCAAGCTACAAGCACAAATTGGCGTTATCGGCGAAGCATTTAAGGGGCTTGGCATTCCTGTTGCAGGCTCTTTGACCGCCATCAAGGCTGTTACAAAAGCCTTGTGGGCTATGTGCGCTACACCTATCGGAGCAGTGATAGCGGCTGTTGCACTTGCATTTAAGGCAGTACATACATGGATGACAAAATCTGCAGAAGGGCAAAAAGTCTACACGAGGCTTATGGCTTATTTTGGCTCACTTGCAAAATCTGTCACAGATATTATCATCATTTTTGGCGAGTATCTATACAAGAGTTTCACTAAACCCAACGGCCCATTACGTGATTTTGGCAGAAATTTTGTCAAAACATTCAAAACTGCAATTACGGCTGTTGTAAACCTCCTCGGCGGCCTTGGGACAACTATCAAAGGTGTCCTCAATATGGATTGGGACACTTTTACATCAGGTCTTAAAAAGACATGGGAAGGCTTAAAGGGTGCTGGCGAAACTATAATCGATGTTTTCAAAACGCAAGTCTCTGGAGTAGTTGGTGCAGCAAAGTTGGCCTATAATGCATTCACTGATGATAATTTAGGGAAGAAGTTAGGGAATAAACTTGGCAATATGCTTCCTAATGCATCACAAGCAGCTTCGCTCGCAGGAAAGATTAAAGATGCAGAAATAGCCATCTCTCAAAATAAGTTGAAACAAGCGAAACTTGAACCTAAAATTGCTGCTATCAAAAATAAGATATATGAATTGCAAGGAAAAGAAAAGATTGCGGCTATTGAAGAGGCAAAGGCGCTTACTAAGCAAAAATATGACACTCAGATAAAGCAGCAGCAACGACTCGTTGAATTGCACGAGAAAAACGGAAAGTTACACACCAAATCGCTCGAAGATATTGCTAAGGAACGCGAACTTAGAATACAAGTTCTTCGCACGCAAACACAGATGGTTAGCGAGCAGAGAATGCTTACTAGACAAGAAGCATCAGCGAAACGTTCCCTTGCAAGCAAAGAAAAATCGTCTGCCAAGAGTGCTCAAAGTGCAGCTCAAAAAATGGCCCGACAAGAGCAACAAATAAATGCCGCCGAGGATAAACTTGATGAAGTGACATTTAAAAACGCTTATGAGCGAACAAAGGCAGAACAGGAGCTTGAATCAAAGGTCTATGATGCTAAGATAAAAGCAATGAAGGAAGGTTCAGCCAAAGTGATAGCTGAGCGTAATCGTGAGCTGGAAAAAGAAATTGAACAGATTGAAAAAGAAAAAGAAGCAGCTATCAAAGCTGAACGCGATCGCCAAAAGGCTGAGTTTGACGCAAAACAAGCAGTTGCCAAAGCAAAAGGCGAAAAAATTGATCGATGGGATGAGAAAAAGCATCTTGATCAAGAGCCGATTAAGAAGATAGAATCACAATATCAAATTATCGAACAAAAAACGATTGACAATACGAATAACCAAACATTGCAAGAAAACTTGCAATCGTATCGTGAGTATCTGAAAGAATATGGCGGCTTGCAAGAGCAACGCCTCGCTATTGTTGAAGAATACAACGAGAAGATAAACGAAGCCATAGCCAAAGGAAATCTTTTCGATGCAGCTAAATTGAAGAAAGAACTGGAAGAGCAAATCAAGAACTTGAATTTCTCCGACTTCAAAGATTCTATCAATTGGGAAGCGATATTTTCTGACATGGGCAATCTTAGTGCGTCGTACTTAGAGCAACTGCGGAAGAAACTTAAAGAGTTGCTTAGCTCAGGAACGCTCAATGTTAACGACATGAAAGCGGTGTCAGAGCAAATCACAAAGATTGATGAAGCGATCTCAAAGCAGAAAGACTATTGGGGTATCTCAAACGAGAAAGTACGTGAGCATAAAAGGCTTCTCGAAGAGGCCGCCGAAGCGCAAGAAGAGTTGAATAAGGCACAAACACAACTCGCTTCAGCTCAGGTTGATGTGACTGACAAAAAAATGCAAATTCAGTCTATTCTCAGCGATGCAGGAGTTAATGTTAGCCTGAAAGATATTACGCCAGCATCTAAAGATAAGATGTTTAATGATAACAGTATTAAATTAAATGCTGCACGTATTCGCGAGTTATCAAAACTGTTTGATGAGCTTGTTATTTCAGAAGCAAAGGCAGGAAAAGCGACAAAGGATGTTCAGAAAGCGACAGAAAAAAAACGCCAAGCTGACGATAAAGCTAAACAAAACATATATGATTTAGCCGAAACCATTGCCGTTTCTTTGTCAAAGATCCAGCAAAAGCTAAAAGACCTACCAGGCCTTTTAGACGCTATTGGACTTGGTGACAGTGCGCTTGGAAAGGCCGTTAATAACGGCATGGATGCGCTTAATAGTGGGACACAAGCGGCTGCTGATTTCGCAACAGGCAACTATATTGGTGCTGCAATGAATGGTATCAAAACCATACAATCCGTTGGCCGTATATTTGGTATTGGTGGCGGAAACGCAGCTGATGTCGCAAAGACTACGGAAAAGCTAACAGAAGCGAATGAACGCTTGAAATACTCCATTGAACAGCTCAAAGAGTCGATTGATAATAGTTCGGGTATGAACGCAGTTGACAATTATCAAAAGGCTTATGATGCACAAGAGAGAATCAATCAGCAGACCATGGAAATCCTGAAAACACAGATGGGTTATCATGGCGCTCATCACTCAAATGCATATTACTGGGGCTTGTCTGATGCCGACTATGCAGCGATCAATAAAACATTAAGTCAACAAGCAGCAAAAAACGGAGGATATACGAATGCATCTGTCAATAGCGTGCATTCGTTGGAAGACATCTATAAGCTCACCCCTGAACAGATGAAAGATATTCGTACATACAACCAAGATGTATGGAAGAATATGATGGATCAAGGCAAATACGACAAAAGTGAGTATTGGGAGAACTATACCGATTTAGCAGGAAAGCTTGAAGAGTTGACAGATAAGATTAACCAAAATCTGACGCAGACGAGTTTCGATTCCATGAGGCAAAACTTCATAAGTAACCTGATGGATATGAGTAAGTCGGCACAAGATTTTGCAAATGATTTTACCACGTTGCTTAACAAAGCAATGCTCAATTTTGCTGTTGGCGACTTGATGGATAAGAAATTAAAACCCCTCTATGAGAAGTGGGCTGATAAAATGAAGAATGGGCAACTTTCTGATGAAGATCTGAAAAACCTAAAACGAGAATACCAAGATATCGTTGATGAAGGAATTGCTATCAGAGATAATATTTCGTCTATAACAGGATATAAGGAAGCACAATCCCTTCAAACGGCAACAGGCAAAGGCATTGAAGCTATCACTGCGGATCAAGCGAGTAGTCTTATTGGGATTGGCTATGCGATGCAAATTGCCGTACAACAGGGAAACGATACGAGAAATGCTATTGCAATGGATGTATCATCTTTGCGAGCAACGGCAGAAATATTAACTGGCAATATCTCCGAAATGAGAGATATTCAATACCAAGGACTGGAACAGTTGCAAGCTATTAACAAAAATACAGCCCCAATTATCCTTATTCGTGAGGATATATCCAATATGTACAAACTAATGAAGGAAAGGTATTGAAAATGAAAAACGACGCATACATTAAGTTAGTTGGTGAAGCTGATACTTCTTATGTTGACCTCGATACATTTGGCATAACACTTATTCGAGGTTGGCGTGAGGCTTTGCTAACCCCACCGCCTATTAAGAGTTTTATCACTAACAGTAGTCGCTTGGAAGACGGAGAACGCATTATTGCACATCCGAAAAATGTAAAAAAAGACAAGCGAGACGTGAGTTTGTCTTTTTTTCTTGAAGGTTCGTCGCAAGAAGACTATCTCATTAAATACGGATCTTTCTTGGATAAAATTGCATACTCTGGACAGTTTTGTCTCAAAGTGCCAGTTCTTCACCGCGTTTTTAAACTTGTTTATTCGCAATGTTCGCAATTCGGAGATTATGGCTTGAAAAGAGGTAAATTTACGCTCAAATTAACAGAATCAAATCCGAACGATAGGGAAACAATATGATTGATATACACAACATAGATGGAAGCGTGCTTTTGCAAGCTGATATTACAAGTCCAGCCAAGCGAGAGGAAGAAATGTCTAAATCAGACTATATTTCCCTCTCTTGGACTATGGATGAGAAAGTTGTGTTGCCTGTTGGTGCTTATATCAATCATGATTACAAAATCGACAAAGGGAGAACTGTTACAAGACAGTTTTTGCTTTTGGAAGCATACGAGCCTACACAAACGGATGAAATGACGTGGAAATACACGCCACAGTTTCAACATCCGAAAATGGTACTCTCAAAAGTACCGTTCTATTTACGCGCCAAAAATTCACAGAATGAAGAGATAAAACAATATGTGTGGTCATTCGTTGGGACTATGCAGGTAATGGCGCAACACATCGCAGATTTCCTTAACAAGGAGATAAATTTGGGGAATTCTGGATGGTGGTGTCAATATGATGTCACGAACAAAAACACGATCAATGTTTCGTTTAGCGACAATGATTTCATATCTGCACTTTCAACAATCGTCAATGCCCTTGATGATAACGTGAGTTGGCATATCGATTATGACAACGAGGTTGTGTATTTAGGAAAGGGTGCATTTGAAGAGAGTGATGTAGTCCTGAAAGTGGGAAAGAATGTCGGGCCACCATCTATTAGCAACTCTAAAGAGAACTACTATAATTCATTCGCTGTTTTTGGAGGAAGTCGTAACATTACTCAAGTTAACAACAAGGGGGAAAATATATCTGCATCAGATATTCGTTTGCAACTTGCTCCAAATAAGGGCGTGGTCGATATTGACGGCATATCATACCCTTATACAATAGATGAGTATTCTACGGTTGATCTGAGAAAAAGCACAAACGAACAGCAATTTACAAAAGTCCTCGACTTCTCACAAATATTTCCTTCTCTCAATACGTATGTGTATAATGTACGCGGTAGAGAAAAGTATGTGTTAGATGAGAATAATGACAAGATACCGCTTGCTAAAAAAGCAGACGGGACGGTATTGTCTTATAAGACTTTCACAGTTTGGTATATGCGTCTTGCTTATCCTGTCACAAATCAGATAACAGGGAAAAAGCTCATTAACACGACGATAGATGATGGGATTACTCATTATTGGTATGATTTTGAGATAACTGATAGTTTGCTGATAAATGGAAAAAGTATCGGCTGTTCGTTTGAAGCGAACTTTAATACAGGGGCGTTATCAACACCTCTTGCTGGTCGTGGAACGAATGGTGACTATGTCGGTTTTGAACTTACATATCATAAGGATGATTTTTTACTGCGAACTTCTGATGATGTAGAAGAAAATGAATTCCATATCCTTGCAGGTGACTACGAGATAGTCTATCAGCAAGACAATGATATATTCATACCGACAAATGCTTCTGAAAAACTAATTCCTCGTGGCGAATCATTACCATCATTGAAATGCAATATAACGGTCTTGTATAATATCGCTATGGCTGAAAGCATCTATATACAAGATGCACAGACGAGGCTTTTAGATGAAGCGTTAAAAGAAATTAAAAGACTGCGTTCAGATCTTAACAACTATACCATCAAATCTTATCCTCATGTATTTGCAGATGATAATCCATGTTTACAGATAGGGCAAGGAGTCACCTATGATGATGGGAATGGATATATACTTAAAACAAGAGTATTAAAGCTATCAACAAACATAGATTTTGATTACCTACAAGAGATAACCTTGGGAAATCAATCTATCAAAGGCACAATCACTCAGCTAAAAGATGATGTTCAATCAATTATAGCAGGCGGAGACTCGAATGGTGGTGGCAGTTATACAGCTTCACAAGTAGCAAATCTCATTGCAAGATATGGCACGAGGTACTTCTTATCAAAGAAAAATGCCGATACAGCTAAAGGGCGCATCATGTTTGACCAAGGCCTTGATAGTAATGGCGAGGTTAATATCAACAACGAACTGCATGCGATAGGCGATATATCAACGGATGCGAACCTTCGTGCCAGCAAGGATGCCACCATCGGCGGCGACCTCGGTGTGACCGGCAACACCACGCTAACCGACGTGGTGGTTGATCGTGTGCATGACGCGAAGTCAACGCCAGCCGAGCGTGTCATCGTGGGGGCACAGGGCTTCGACCTCTATATGGGCGAGGATGGCAAGAGCCATCTTTACATCGACTACCTCACGGCACGCACCAAGTTCTTTGCGGCATCTGCCGAGGTGCGCAAGGTGAGCTATTCGGGCGGCACAACGCTCTTCTCCAACGCGGGCAGCACCATCATGAAGGTGGTGGATGTGCTCAACGAGAGCAAGGCTGTGATAGCCTACAAGTGTTACGCCCTGGCAGACGACGGCACGACCAAGACAATGAACTGGTGGCATCCGGGCATGATGGCTCTTTGCCAGACTTTCAATGTCAAGGCGGGCGATACGGCCAACCTTGCCAACCGCTACTATTGGCGATTGGTGGTGGGCGTTGGTCAGGAGACGCTCAACGATGGCAAGCTATACGATTATGTCATTCTCTCGAACAAAAAGACCTTCGTCGGCAACGAGGCCGTGGTGCCCGTGGGCTCTACGCAGGTCATAGGATGGAACGGCCAGCCATTGGTGTTCGGCAATGTGGCCATCGAGGTTGGTTCTAAAGGCGGCATGCAGAGCTTCGCTACCGTGGTGGCGGACTATGAGGGCCTGACCAACGACGAGTCGGGAACAGCCATCGCCTCCCGCGTGTTCTACGGCTATGAGCCTGCCGCCGATGGTGGAGAGCTCGACGCTCCCCTGCCCTACGATGTCATTGTGCAGGCTGGCGATCAGGTGCAGTGGGGCAAGTATGGCAACCTCATTAAGCTCACTACCTCTGTGGAGGATGGTGTGGATGCTGCCAACGCACCCTCCATCGCCATGTACCACAATATGGGAGCGCCCTATAAGGTGGGCGGTGGGGTCAATCCCTACCAATGGAAGACGCTCACGTCGCTCGACTCTCCTGAGCTGGTATTGAAGAACGCCAACAACTTCAAGTTCTTCACCGACGACGACCCCAACAACGTCATCGACCCCATCACGGTATCGTATGAGATAAATGCGAGTGCCGATTTCATCATTCGCAAGCCTACCACGCAGACAGCCACGCCCACCGACATGACGTTTACCGTCACCAAGCGCATGGGCAGCAAGGTGGAGGATGTCACGGCCACCGTCAATCTCTTTGCCGACTACACTACGACCGACGGAGCAACTAAGTCCGATGTGCCCATCAAGCGCCTGTCCGACCTTAGCGTGAGTTTCTACACGCTTGCCTCTGTCGCGATTAAGGCAAAGGATAAGAGCGGTGGCGATACGCTTGCCACTCTCAGCATCCCTGTCTTGTCGGATGGCGAGAATGGTAAGAATGGCACAAGCGTAACCATCAAAGGCTCGCTTGATAGCGTTGACCAGCTGCCCACAACGGGCAAGGAGAACGAGAGCTACATCATAGCTGGCGACCTGTGGGCTTATACAGGCACGAGCAAGGAGGATGCCGAGAACCATAACGGATTCACCAACATGGGACGCATCAAGGGCGAGGATGGCAAATCGGCTACCCAATATTACATTCATACCGCATGGATGAAAGCAGCCGATGGAACAGGGTTTACCGTTGATAATCCGAATGGCGCAGCCTATCCCTACATCGGAACGCTTGTAGACGCAAACGAGAAAGCCTCTATAAATTGGAGCGACTACAAATGGACCTACGTCAAGGGCGACGACGTAACCATCAGTAGCAAGAGCGTGACGTATGCCATCAGCGCAGACGGCATCAATCATCCGTCTGTGTGGAGCTCCAACATCATCGAGGCAACAAACGAGAAGCCTTACCTTTGGACGCGCACGCTTGTGACCTACAAGGATAGTTTGGGAGAGCACCCGGTAACAAGCTATTCTGTTTCGCATAAGGGCAAGGATGGGCAGAATGGCGATCCAGGCACCAACGGCAAGGATGCCGTGGAGTTTGTCATTAAGGATGCGCCCATGGTGTTCGACACGGCCACCGATGGCGTTGTGCCCACCGACACGAGCAAGACCGCCAAGATATACGTCTACCGTGGTGGCGCGAACGTCAGCACCCAGCCCATCGCAGGCATCGTTGACCAACAGGGATGCTCTGGCGCAAGGGTGACGAAGTTTTCCGACCATTTCGAGGTGACGCTTGAGGGCCGCTACATCAAGAAGGATGGCGGTGTGAGCGTGACGAGCGGATATGTCGCCGTGCAACTCACCTATGATGGCAAGGCTTATGTGCAGCAGGTGCCGTTCCTCGTCAACGTGGCGAAGTTCACGGGCACGTTCAATGCCAACAACACGGAGCTGAGCACCAAGTACACCGAACTCTCCAACAAGCAGACGCAGACCGACAAGGATGTGAAAAACTTGCAGACGACCGTCAACGGCATGCCTATCAAGAGTAACGACGACCTCACCAAGTACACCTCGGAGATTAAGCAAACCGCACGTGAGATTTCCGTCGAGGTGAGCTCGGAGGCCGTGCGCTCAGGCCGCAACATGCTCCTCGGCTCTGATTTCCACCGTCAGGGCTACGGCTATTCGCCCAACGGCACGGCCTTCACGGAGAGCTCCCTGAAGATACGCACCTACGATGGCTTTGCCGATTGCAACTCCCTGTTCATCGAGCAGACGGCCATTGGCAATAGCTATGCTGGCGTGAGGTGGGCCGACGTGCCTGTCACTGGCGGCAAGACCTATGTCATTTCCGCTTGGCTCAAGCGCATGAGCGACACCTTCGGCAACCGATGCGCCATCATCGTGCACGAGTATGCCGGCAACGGCACGACAATAGCGAAGAATAACACCTTCACGGCGCTTGATTCCGATGCCGACCCGAAGGGCACGTGGCGCAAGAAGGCGGTTACTGTCACCTTGCAGGCCACCACAACAAGGGTGAACGTCATTTTCTGCCTTGGCTCAACGGGCGCTTTCTCGCTCTGCCAGCCTATGATGGAGGAGGGCACGGAGAGCAACGGCTGGACGCTCGCTCCCGCCGACTACCGTTACATCATGGGCAACCGTATTGTGGGCAGCTTGGCGCTCACGAAAAACGCCACCGCCCTTGCGCAGGATGGCTCTACGGCAAGCATCGCTGGCCTCTATGGCACGGTAATCAAGGGCGAGGATGGCATGGCGACGGTGGAGCGCGACGCGCAGGCCTCCAAGACGCAGCTCGCCATTGTGGTGCAGGGCTACCTGAAGGCCAACACCGACTACGTGCTCTCGTTCGATGTTCGTCGCATCGACGGCAAGGATGATGGTTGCGCCTTCGTGTCGTTCGTGCGCAAGGTGCTCTATTCGGAGCTTTACACGGGGAAGGTCTCCATCTACTCGAAGGAAAACGGCAACGCCACCGAGAGCGGCTACTTGGAGATCAAGCCCTCGGGCGACTGGCAGCGTGTGTGGGTGCATTTCCGACTGTCGGCAGACTGGACCGACTCGACGGGAAAGAATTTCAACATCGGCGTGTTTGGAGGCAATGGCACGGGCAACAGCATCCGTGCGCAGTTCCGTCGCCCGAAGCTGGAGGCGTGTGCGGCCATGACCGAGTACACCGAAGCGCAGGCCGACTATATCGAGGACGAGAATATCTCAAAGAAGTTGCGCCGTACTGGTATCGACATCACCAACGATCGCATCACGCTCGACGCCAAGAAGACCACCGTCACTGGAGACCTAACCGTTCAGGGCATCATTACCGACTCCACGAGCTATGTGGATATGGACGGCACGCTTTGGTCGCCCAACGACGTTGGCGAGCTGGTGAACACGAAGAAGAACCTCATGACTACGGATGGTGGCGTGTTCGCTCCCATCGACATGACGACCGTTAAGAGCCTTCAAATTCAGACCGCAGCCCCCTCGGCCTTGGGTGCAACAGGCATCAACCCATCGCCTGCCTTGGTGACGTTGCCAATGTACGATGCCGTCAACCTCGGTTGTGGCATAACAATTCCTGCCCACCGTCGCTCGGGCACGCATGTGCTCATCCGTAACGGTTTCTCGCTCGCCTATGGCATGTGGGCGAAGAGCGCAAGTTGGGGCGACGCTAACAACAAGTACACGGCATTGCGCCAGAACATAGCCAATGCGGCTGTCTACATCTGCACAGACCCCCGAGTGCTCGCCCTCGACAACTACAAGTACGCCACGCCCACCATCACGCCCGATGGCCAGGACTATAACGGAGTGTCGGCAACCGCCGAGTGGTTCAAGGGTGGATGCTTCCTCAACGGTCGCCGTGGCCGATGGATTGCGCTTCTGCCCGGTCAGGAGATAGAGCTTGTGTCGGTTATCACCATGTGGAAGACAGGAACCAATACCGCCGTGCCCTACCTCGCTTGGTATATTGTTGGAGGCAACAACATGGACTGGCTCTCAAAGCGTATTGCAGTCGAGCCTTCGGATAGCGCATACAACAGGTATGATGGCTATTTCGAGCAGGAGATAACAGGTGGGCAGAATTTCGGAGTGGGTTCTATCGACAAGTACCGTGACGCTTTCTTCGGGCCTCGCCAACTGAGCGACGGTTACGTGGATGGTCTCGCCGCCCAGACGGTTGTTGTCACGCTATCGGCAAACGAAGCGCCCTACCTTTCTGTTCAATAACAAGCATATAATCCTATAAAGTATGAAGAAAATAGTAAAAGGCAACGATTTCACGCTTCGCATCCCCGTGAGCCGCATGTTCAATGGGGTGGCAGAACCGTTTCCCTTGCCGGGTTGCACCGATATTGTGGTGAACGTGGTGAGCAGCTACCGCCGTATCTCCCTGCCTTACGCCATCGACGTTTCCGACGATCACATCATCAATGCGCGTGTGGAGGGCGACGCTATTCCCCGTGGCATTTATGCCTTGGAGGTGAAGGGTAAGTTTTTGGGAAACGATTGGCGCAGCAATGAGTATGAGCAGTTTAGCATCGTAGACAACAACGCCTCGGGCGACACGGCCTTCACGCCGCAGGAGGGCGAGGACAGCGTGCTCATGAACACGGCACTCATCATCCTCGCTCCCGACGTGGCGCTTGGTGGTCTGATTTCCGATGCCGAGAAGGCCATCGCCAAGGTGGACGAGAAGCTGACCGAGGTTGACTCCACGGTTGGCGAGGCCGTGCGCAAGGCCGATACCGCCACCGAGCAAGCCACCACGGCGGCAGCCAACGCCAACACACAGGCAGACCGTGCAAAGGCCGTGGCCGAGGCTGGGATGCGCCTGAACCAATCCGTGCAGACGGCTGAGAACATGCGCATCCAAGCGGAGAAGGAGCGTGTGATGGCCGAAGAAGGGCGCAGTACGGCAGAGTCAAAGCGCCAGGTCGCTGAGAGCATGCGCAACGATGCCGAGGTGTCGCGTGTGTCGGCAGAGAGCATGCGCAAGACCGACGAGGCAACACGCATCCGTCAGGAGGCCGAACGCAAGACATCGGAGGAGGAGCGCATAGCCAACGAGACCGCTCGCCTTAGAGCAGAGGAGACGAGAGCTGCCTCGGAGCGACAGCGCGTCTTAGACGAGCAGGCGCGAAACGATGCCGAAGCCGAGCGCATCAAGGCGGCCAAGGAAAACAAGGCGGCCACCGACCAAGCGGTGAAGGACTGCCAACAGGCGGTGAAGGACGCACAGGTGAGCATCGATTACGACCCCGACACCTACGAGTTGGTCATAACAACAGGAAGGAGGGAGTGAGCGTATGGCAGATAACACCAACACCATCAATGTGCTGAACCTCGCCGAGGTTGCCGACCTGAAGGAGGGCGACACCCTGTTGCTTATCCGCGACGACGGACAGGGTAACAAGACCTGTTACCGCATAGAAGGCCGTTCCTTCCGTGGAAAGAGCGCCTATGAGGTGGCGCGCGAGAACGGCTACACGGGTACGGAGGACGACTGGGCGGCACAGGCTATGAAGGTAGCCAACTTCGACATCGACTTTGACCCAGAGGACGGGAGCATCGTGATCACAAAATAACAAAGGACAAAACAATCAAAACATATAAGAGATATGGCAGAACTACAACAGATTAGGTTGAAGGCTATCTTCACCAAGGTAGGCACGGCATACGATGCAACAAAGGCCTACCGTTTGCTCGACTACATCGTGCTGAACGATGTCACGGTCTATGTTTGCAAAAAGGTTGACAAGACCACCATGACATGCGTAGGCCATCCGTTGACCGACACCAACTATTGGGACAAATTTATTGACATGGCGGAGTTTAAGGCGGCTGCCGAGAAAGCCACCTCGGCGGCCACCTCGGCGGCCAAGAGCGCCAATGACGCGGCCACCGCCGCCAATACTGCCAAGACCAACGCCGATGCCGCCGCAAAGAAGGCCACCGATGCGGCAGGTGCTGCCACCACGGCCACCACGAACGCCAATACGGCAACGCAAAAGGCCAACGACGCGGCAACGGCTTCCGAGAAGGTGAACGCCACCATCACCGCCGAGAACGTGCTGGAGGTGACTGACCGCGCTGGCGCGAAGAAGACGCTGGCGCTTGCCGAGCAGACCACTACGGCCGAAAAGCTCGCAGCCCTTGAAAAGGCCGATGAGCAGCACGACAACCGTCTTGTTAAGCTGGAGCAGGCCGTGGCCGACCTTGGTGGCACGTCCGACGCTTACTACTACGCCTCACAGGACACGTCGCAGCCCAGTCCCGACCTCGTGAACCCTCAGACCAATGCGAGCATCCAACTGTTGCAAGACATGTACCGTCCGTTCCTTGTTGACCACACCGAGGCCAAGGAGGGTGTGGAGGTCATGCCCGCCGACGAGCTGAAGCGCAATAACTGGCTTCGCTACGCCAATGGCAAGTTTGCTCCTGCCGTTGGCATCACCGAGGAAATGCGTGCCGAGTGCGACGTGGAGCTCTATCTCGATGCCGAGCACACCGAGAAGTATTGCGACGCTGGCAAGTTCGATGCCGAGCGGTTCTACAACCAGTACGGCATGACGCAGAAGCTTTATAACGCTTCGGGCAAGGCCGTGCGCATCCTTCGCCCATGGGAGACGACGAGCAAGGACTACTCCATCATGGTGGGCGACCCGAGCGGCACGTATCTCCTTGACGGCTACTCCACGAAGGAGGGCGAGCAGGACATCATGTATAAGGGAATCAGCAAGAGCTACCGCGAGGTGGCTGGATGCAAGCCTCGCTATCTCGCACCTACGCTCCTCGCTCCCTGTCACGCCACGAGCGTCACGGGTTCTGACGGCAAGGTTCGCTTCCGCTCGTTCCCATTCCTCTACAACGCTGGCGACAACAACACCAAGGGAGGCTTCAACGCCGATTTCGGCGTGAAGATGTTTTACGACAACGGCTGCTACCCTCGCGTCAAAGATGTGTCGCAGTTAACATCCATGCAGTACGCCCGAAACAATAACGCAGACCAGACCAAGCCCTATCCGTTTGCAGAGGCTGGTTTTCATGCCTACAACACGTTTATTGTAGCTCATGAGCTGCTTTACGGGACGAATAACATCAATGACAGGGATTCTTTGTTTACGGCAGGAAACGACCCTGCTGTAGGATGCAACAACGAAAACATATTTAATAAGTATGGAGGTTCTCGCATAAAAGCGGGTGACGATGGTACATGGATGTATCAAGATCTGTTTATGGTTCCTTCGTACATCTATTTAGATGCCAACGGAACGAAGTTTACGCAATCTGTTGCGGTTATCATTAACGTCCTTTACCCACACTGGAGAGAGGCCGAAGCGCAGATGGCGCTGTCTGTCGCCGCAGAGCTTGGTGTGCAAGAGAATACCGAGTTTGAGGTGTATGGAACGAAATACAGATATGTAACCCCACCAAAGGCGAAAGGGTTGCAGGATGGTTATATGAACGCTATCTTGTATCGTATTGTGAAGGGTGAGCTGAATGCGTTTGACTCTAATGGAAACCCAACAACTTTCTATATTGAGGTCAACCTTGTGCAAGGTCTCATGGACGGGGTTGTGACATCTGGTGATATTTTCCATTATAGAGGAGGAGGAGCGGAATTGTTGAAGAAGAAAGCTGTCGACTATGCGACTTCTTCCAAGACTGATTTCGTGTTCATGCTTGAAACAGACCAAAGGAAATTTACCAACGACACGACCATACAAAGCAAGACGATAAGCGGCTATGCTTTCGGAGAATCTTACGAGACTTTGTCTTCCGCAGAGATGAAAACCCCTAAAACCAATTTTTTCGCTTCTCGGCGATTCGCTTATGCTCCTTTCCCGAAGGCCGTTGGAGCTACACGTAACACTGGCGTATGTTCGTCGGTCAGTATCAATGTGTCAAATAATTTGCCGATTGGTGTCTATGAGCGCAGTCAGGTATCCTTTGGTGGAGCTGCCGCTTGGTACATGTTTCCGTTGTCGCGGTGTTTGCAGACTTCAAATAACATAAGTGTGACAGCAGGATATAACGGCGGATCGGCTCAGTGTCTTTTTAAGAAACGCCGTTAGGCGCAGCCATCGTGTGTGTATTAAACAATCATTTTAACAAGAAATGCAAGAAAAATATGATAGCAAAAAATTACATGGAGTTGCCCACCGAAGGGCTGACGAGAGGGTGTATGCTCGATGAGGGCAATGCAGTAACGGTATATCTCGACGCACACGAGGAGGTGCGACAGGTGCCCGACGGCAATCCCGAAGAGGGAAGGGTGAAGGACGAGACGGTACGTGTGGGCTATGCCGTGCGCTGTCTGAAGCCTTTTACCGAGGACAGGGCGGTGGATGCCGCCATACAAACGGCCTTCGGCTTGCGCGATGGCGAGGTGTCGCGCTTCAACGCCGACATGGCGATGAAGATTGCCGACGGAAGTGACGACGCTACGGTGGCCGAATACAAGGGCTTCGTAAAGTGGTTGCGTCTGGAGCTGGCCAAAGCGCTCGGCACCATGGACGCGCTCACGGCGGCCAAGGAGCAGAAGATAGCGGAGATTGATGCCTACGACCAATCGTCCGCCGTGAACGGCTTTACGCTCAACGGTGCGGTGGTGTGGCTCGACAAGGCCACGCGTGTCGGCCTGATGAACTCCACCAACATAGCCAAAGCTTCGGGTAGCGCCAACACGACGCTATGGCTGGGCGGCGAGCGCATGGTGGTGCCGTGCGACAAGGCCATACAGCTGCTATCGGCATTGGAGATGTACGCCCTCGGCTGCTTCAACGTAACGGCGGCGCACAAGAAGGCGGTGAGCGAGCTGACAACCCTCGACGAGGTGCTGGCCTACGACTACACGAAGGGCTATCCCGAACAGTTAAAGATGGAGGTGTAAGGCTATGGTAGTGTTTGTTCCGATATTGCTCTATGCCCTGACGCTTTTGCTCATAGCGCTCTACTCGCGCAACATGGGGCGACCCACGATGATCAGCGAGATGTATTACGGCATGGGGCGCTCCTGCATGATGCCCTGTGTGTTTGTGGCGCTCGCCCTGTCGTTCCTGCCTCTCATGCTCGACCTCGGCGGCCAGCAATGGCTCGCCTTCCTGACGTGCATAGGCTTGGCCTTCGTGGGCGCGTCGCCAGCCTACCTGAGCGAGGGTGAGCGGCCTGTGCATAAGGTGGCTGCCATCCTCGCCGCCATTGCCGGAACGCTATGGTGCATGACGATGGAGCCGTGCGTGGTGGCGGTTGCCGCCATTATAGCCGTCATAGCCTCGCTCGCCGACCGCCGTTGTTGGCTGTTCTGGTGTGAGGTGTGCGCCCTGTCATCGGTGGCCGCCATGTTGATGCTAAAGACGTTTGGCGCATGAGCAGTCTCTTCCAACTCAACAGGCGCGACTGCATCGGCCTCGCCTGTTGGCTTCTCGTCTCGCTCGCCATCGGCCTATGGTCGCTTCCGCTGATGGTAGGCCGCGAGTTCTACCAATGGCGGCGCTACCACCTGTCACGCTTCGAGTGGGAGGACGTGGCGAGATACGCCGTGGTGATCATCGCAGGGTGTGTGGTGCGATTTTTATTGACAAGATAGCGCAATTATGAAAAATATGTAGTAATTTTACAAAAACGAAACAAAACTAAAAAGCAGGATATGGAGAATATAGTACAAATACTCACCTTGCTTGTGTCAAGCGGCATCGTTGGCCAGTTGCTTTATTACAACTCACGCAAGCGAAAGGAGGCCGCATCGGCCCAGAAAGACGAGGACGCTAACGCAATGGCCTATGCGGTGGAGTGGAAGAACCTCTACACGCATGAGCATGACGAGCACATGGCCGAGCGCACGAAGCTCAACGACAAGATTGACTCCCTGTTTGAGGAACTGAATAAGCAACGTGCCCAGATCCGTCAGCTCAAGGACGACAAGAGTACGCTTATGCTCAAAAACCACGAACTGGGATGGTACGAGTGCCGCGTGAATGGCTGCCCCAAGCGCCAGCCTCCGCGTGACTACGGCAAGGAAGAAACAGACTAACATAATTAGGTATGAAAGCAAGCGACATATTGATAGCGAAAATCAAGGAGTTTGAGGGTTACAGGCAGAAGGCGTACCGTTGTCCGGCTGGTGTGTGGACGTGCGGCTATGGCCACACAAGAGGAGTGACCGCAAAGACCTCATGCACACAGGCGCAGGCCGACGCGTGGTTGCGACAGGACCTTGATCCACTCGAGAAGAGGCTAAACGGCATCAAGGAGATTGACTCACAAGGAAAGTTTGACGCTTGCCTTGATTTCTGCTTCAACCTCGGCACGGGCAACTTCTTGCGCTCGACCCTCATAAAGACAATCAAGGAAGGCAAAGATGACAACCGCATCAAGGCCGAGTTCATGCGGTGGGTCTACGCAGGAGGCAGAAAGCTCGACGGCCTTGTTAAGAGAAGAGAATGGGAGGCCGAGCGGTTCTTTCAGTAACAACAATAAAACAACATAGCTATGAGAAGATATTGGTTACAATGGCTCACGTTCGCTATACTGGCCGTGATGCTCATGACGCTGGCGGGATGCAGGAGTGTGAAATACGTTCCTGTCACGGAGTACAGGGACAGGTACGTAAGCAAGACGGACAGCTTCGTTAAGACAGACAGCGTCTATCTGCACGATAGCGTTACAGTCTTTGCGAAAGGCGACACCGTCTACATTGCCAAGATACGCTTCAAGGATAGGTTCAAAATCGTCTACCACACCAAGACCGACACCGTAGCCGTACATGACTCCATACCCTATCCCGTCAAGGTGGAGGTGAAGAAAAGGCTGTCGGCCATCGACAAGGTGTTTATATGGCTTGGCAAGATGGCAGGCATTTTGTTTGTCGTGTTCACCGTGCTCATCGTGTATAACCTCGCCAGGAAACATTAGATGAAAGTTCTTTTAGTTTTGATTTAGATAGGTTCAAGTTAGTTATTAGTTAGGTAGTACTTCTTTTGAGAAAGAAGATTGTTGATTCAGGATTTATCTCAGCCTTGCTTGCCCGTGACGGGTGGGCAAGTTTTTTTTGTTAGGCACGAAAAAAGGCGACGCAAGAAGCACCGCCTTTATCAATTGTCAGAAACGTATCTTACAGCAAAGCACATTTCTCGTCAAACTCATACAGATACTCCAAGAAAGACTTTGTGTCGAGGAAGTAACTTGGGTAAGCCTCCTTTATCTCGCGTATCTTGTCAATGGCAACCATGAGTGCCGCTTCATCCTCATTGATGGTTGTTTCTATCTCGCTAAACATCTCGGTTGCTTTCTTGTAGTCAGCAGAAGGATAGACCTTCGCGTGTACTATGTGCCTAACGAAATCAATGGTAAGCACGCAGTAGCCACGTTCATCTTCATCAAGGTCACTATTCACGGTGACGCGCAAGGCCTTGAACTGCTCTACAAGTTTCAGTTCCTTGTATCTGAAATACGCATCGCACAACTCTTTTGTCGTACAACCATCATACATCGCCAACACAGGCTTGTTCTCCTCGCGAGAGAATAACGCGCTTACGAGCTTGAAGAACCCTCTCCATTCCTGCGCATTGTCCATATCAGCCTTTAATGTCGTGTTTGATATGAGGCTTGCTGTCTCTACTGCCATTGCCCAAGAGTGTTGCAGTCGGGTACGGATTTGCAACTCCACGGAAAGGCCGTTGTAAGTTTCGTTCTCAGAACGATACTGGTAAACGTAATGGATGCTTCTGTAACCGCTATCTTTCGGGTGAACTACATAATCATACGACCTCTTTAAGGAGAATTTAGATGGAGTAAACTTGTCAAGGACTTCCTTCACCGCATCAAGTTCCTCTATGCTTGAAAAGACAAACCTCAATCCGCCAATATCTTGCAAGCCGCCGAGTTTAGTCCGTTTCGCTGCATTGTTGCGCAATTTCTCTTCTATTGAAGTCATTCGCTTGATGCGCATTGAGGAAAAGGCATAATGCGTGTTGGTGTCTGAGAAAAGCTGAACGATTTGCTTATCCAACTCTTGCATGACAAACAGGTGCGTGTCACGCCATTGCTGAACAATCGCCACAGCTTCCTTTCTCAAAAAAGGGTCAGAGCCTATTAGAGCATCTCCAGCCCTGTCAAGTTTGTGTCTCGTGTAAAGCATTGCGTGATTGATTATTTAAGTTGACTTCGATTTCGCTTGCAAAGTTACATTATTATATGCAAGTTTACAAGTCTTGTGATTATTATTACCGCAATACCAAGTGTTAAACTTCTCAAACGGCCTTTTCAACCAAAAGAAAATTATTACCTTTGCAAATGTCAATCTGACCAAAGGAGGAACTTATGACAAAGGAAGAGGAAGGCGTTATCCTTTCATTCATGCAAGGAAAGGATGTGAGCGAAGTAATGGCCTTGCTGATGAAGAGTGGCAACAGGTACTCTCGGAGATTACTGAAGTGTATCAAATGGGTGACCAAGTGGGTTCCAATAGCCATTATGTTATGGCACGCATTTGCGATGTGGGATTTTGCGCACAACCCACGAGAGATGTTCATTGTTCATGCTGAGCACTGGCCGAGCTACACGTTTATCTATGTAATGTTGTACATCCTGCCCATTGTTCTAATCGTGTTCAGCAGGTTCTTCTGGCTGTGTTGGCTATACCGCATACCCTTCTTCTATTACTTCGGTGTTAACGCTGTGCATATCACCTATTGGTCATGGTACACGACCAACGAGATGGTCACGTCGTGCATGACGATCATTGTCATGACAGGAGTCTTCTACGCCTACTGGGTGATAGACTGGTTCCTGCGCAAGACCTGTTTAGGCCGGAAACTTTTCTCATAACCTCCATCTCTACGAAAATTTCACAAAAACGAGTTTGATATGAAGAAGAAAGTGTTCAACTACTACACGCTTGCCATGCTGTTCAAATCGCTCTACGAAAGCTGCATGAAGGCATGGGAGCAACAGCAGAAGGGCGAGAAGGTAACGGCCTGTGGCATGAGCGATGAGGATATTAACGAGTTATGCCAAGACATTCTCCCCAACATGCTCAACCCAATGATGAGCACAGAGGAGGTGAAGGAGAAGCTACGTGTGAGCGACGCAACGCTTAACAGGCTTGTGGCCAAGGGCGACCTACCGAATGGCGAGTGCAAGAGGCGTGGCCATACGAGGTATTGGAAGAAATGGGATATTCTTCATTTTCTACGCAATAGGAAGAAGTAGTAAAACAAGAGTCAATCAATGCCCAAACGTTAAGATTTGCAGTGCTTTGTTAATAATAGCCCAAAATCCTTGCATTTTTCATTTAACAACATTATCTTTGCAACTGCAAAATTACAATTACCATGAAATCGATAATGAGCAAAACGAAGAGAAGCGCAAGCTATACCCCTGGTTTTTGGGATGGACTCGCTTCTATTTTTGGATTCGCTATACCTATTGAAGGAGAAAAGGTAAGCGACCAAGACGCAATGCGCTCAGATTGGGAAAACGTAGGTAATGACATAAGAAATGCTATGGGCAAAATATCTCTACAATGAGAAACAAGCAACAAGGATTAAGCAAAGAGACAACTACCGTTGTTTCGATGCAGCAGCATTATAGCGGCCCTCTGCCTCCTGCGCAAGAGTTCAAGGCTTATGGAGAGGTATTACCAAACGCCCCAGAGCGCATTCTTGCAATGGCAGAAGGAGAGCAAAAACACCGTCATAAGAAAGAAATCCGAGCCTTAAACGCAAGAGCATTTGTTAGCATTCTTGGCATGCTCTTTGGAGTTGGAATAGTTATCATGTGTATATGGTTTGCGTATAAGCTCGGAATGAGCGGCCATGATTGGCTTGCTGGTTCTATTGTCGCAATTACAACCAGTTGTGCTATGATATTCGTTCTCAGAAGGAAACCCAACAAAGAATAATAAAATATTTCAGCCTGCCTCGTTTTGAGGTGGGCTTTTTGTTTCAGTAGTAAAGGATTACTTTACAACTGAAATGGCGAACATGTTAACGTAATAGGCTTTTCTTAACATGAGCAATACAACGTGTTAGCAAATTCCAGTTTTGTTAACATGATAGAACCGCCTATCACCTTATCTTTCTTATTATCAGCGTGTTACAAAAAGTGTGAGCGAGTTATGCACTTATCCATTATGAAGGACTAACTTTGCCTACGTAACGTTACAATAGTGTTAGTTCAAATAAGGTATAACAAGAAAGATTTTTAAGGATTATGGAAAGTAAGACTTATGTGTTTGGCAACGACAGCAACGGTCAGGGTGGCATGATGTCGCTGCTTGCTCCTTTGCTTCAACAGAGAGGGCTTGACCCCAACCTGCTTCTTGCGATGAATAAGAACGGCAACAGTTGGGGCGACGGAAGTGGTTTCATGTGGGTGATATTCCTCTTCTTCCTCATGGGTTGGGGAGGTAACGGTTGGGGTGGCTTCGGCAACAACGGCCGTGGAGGTTATGTGGCTAATGAGATTAACAACGACTATGGCCGTTCTCTTCTCATGGATGCCATTGGTGGCAACCGCAACGCTATCAGCAACCTCGCCACACAGCTCAACTGCACCGAAGGACAGATACAGGGAGCTATCAACGCCTTGTCTACTCAGATGAGCAACGTCGGCAACCAAGTGGGCATGAGCGGACAGCAGATCGTCAATGCCATTCAGCAGGGCAACATGACTATCGCTCAGCAGCTTGCCGAGTGTTGCTGCCGCACCAACAACGCCATCACGGCTATGGACGGTAACATCAAGCTTGCCATGTGTCAGCAGACCGGCACGCTCAACAACGCTATCAACAACGTGCTTAACGAGCAAGAGAAGGGCTTTGCTTCATCGGCCTATGAGACGCAGCGACAGACGTGTGCGCTCCAAGAGTCTATCAAGGCTTCCACGCAACAGATTTTGGACGGCCAGCGTGCCGCTGAAATGCGAGAGCTCCAAAACAAGATTGACAACTTGCGCGAGGAGAACTCAACGTTCAAGTCTTCAGCAATGACTAATCAGATTGTTGGTCAGGCCGTTGCTCCTATCAATGCGTTCCTTGCGAACTTGCAAAAGGATGTTGATGGCATCAAGTGCAAACTCCCCGAGACGGCCACCGTAGCTTACAGTCCTTTCACGGCCGTGCCTAATTGCGTGGCTGCACAGATGGGACTCTATGGTGTCAACTTCGCCAACAACGGAGGCTTTTGGGGTTAATCAGACAGGAGGAGCGACTATGATTTGGGGTTATCCTTTTTCATGGGTCAATCGTAGAGGTTCAGCAGCGGTGGGCTCAACTGCCGTGAAGGTACAGACGAACGCTGTGGTATTCACATTCAAGAACCACGCTTTCCTCAACGCTAACTACCGAGGGACGGTGTTCGTTAACCTCATGCAAGCGATACCGACAGGCACGACACCTACGCTGCCTATCCTCTTCGAGACCAACGGAACGACACAGGCCGTCACAAAGTTTGGAGGAGCGGCCTTGACAGTCGCCGACGTAGCTGGTACTGGTGTATATCAGCTATGGTTTGAGAGAGACACCAACACTCTGCAGATAATGCCAGGGATAGTATAAACCGCTAAAGAAAGACCTATATGTTCCAAGGATTACGAGAAAACAGCATATTCTATGTGCTCGACAAGAGCAACGACTTGTCGCTAACAATAGGGCAAGTGGTGAGCGTCAGCAACCCACAACCCAAGTTTCCAAGCTATCAGCCTGGCAGTTTCAATCCTCAGCCGATGGAATCGACCGTGGATGTGAAGATCAAGACTCCAGACGGAGAAATGGAGTTCAAGCAACTGCCCGCTACTGGGCAGATAGCCAACTCAGGCAACCTCGTCGTATCTGAAAGCCGTGAGGCCATGATGTCGGAGGTGGATTCCATGCTCAGGCAATCAAAAGAGGTTCTTGCAAGCAAAGACTATCACGAAAAGGTGGTTGAGCGATGCGAGGGGATGATGGGTGTCCTTAATCCTCAGATAGCGAAAGAGAAGGCGCAAGAGAAGGAGATCGCCAGTCTAAAAGAAGAGGTTGGCGGTATCAAAGGCACATTATCGAGCATTGAGAGCATGCTGCAAAAAGCCTTGGCAAAGAAGTCTAACGGAAGCAACTAAAAGCAAGAAGCCATGTATATGACAGAAATCACAGAGAGCAAGTTTGATGAGCTTGTGGAGAATGCCGAGAAAATGCTTCGTTACGGAGGCAAGGTGATGTCTTGCCTTGACAGCATTCAGCGTGGTTCGGACAGGATGGGCGAGCGTTCACCTATGCCCGACTACCGCGACAAGTGGCGTGGCGATCGAAGCCATAGCCGTGATCGTGACCGTGATATGGACGACTACGAGCAAGAACGCTACGGAGAACGTTATGGTGGTGGCTACAACGGAGGTAGACGCTACTAAGTGATAACCGACAGGTGAGGAAATGAGTTTCCTTACCTGTCTTAAAAAGGAATAAGATTATGGGAAGATGTAGAATGCCTATGGATATTTATGACATGAAGCCCGAGGGCATGGTGGCCTATCTTCGTTATAACGGCTACCATTTCAACAAGAAGATGTGCGACTGGGCCGTAAGCCAGATGCAAAAGGTCAACAAGGCCACAGGCAAGGCTGAGCCGATTGAGCCGCTTACAAAGGATAAGGTAGACACAATGTTGCAAGAGAACGGACTGAAACTCGACAACCTCATTGGCTACGATCATGTGTATGTGGCCAACATGGCCAAAGCCGATTTCTTGGGTAGCTCCATCAGTGATGCCGCAAGTTTGGCGCAATTCGTAAAGGACATGGTCGATGATGTCGATCAGAAGGATGGCTTCATCTTCAATCGTTTCTATGCCGACTGCTGCCACAGTGGCCTACCCATCCCTTGGGATGATGTGCTATGACGAAGTGCGATGTCTATTTAGAGAAATACAAGTGGTCTGTGACTTGCTTCATAGGCTACGAGCCTGAGGATGCCGTATTCCTGTGCCAACAACTTGCCAGCATTGGTTGCAGTAATGATGCGTTACGGGAGGCCTATGAGCATTTGATGCAAGGCGGTGACGAGCGTGGCCTTACCTATTCTAATGTCAAAGACAGAAGAAGCGTTGTTGCCATCGGCCTATCCACCACTCATGCCGATATGGTAAACACCGTAAGCCACGAGCTCTTTCATGTTGTTGCCCATATCTGCGAAAAGGACGGCATAGATATGCTAAGCGAGGAGCCTTGTTATATTATGGGGACGCTTACTGAGAGCGTATTTGAACAATATCTTAAACCAAATTTTTAGATTATGAAGATGTTAATGAGCAAATTGAACATTTGCACTAATGAGCAAGCAGTAGAACGAGCGCTTGTTGTTATTGCCGATGTTTACGACCGCTGTCTCACAGAGGAAGAAAAGAAAGATCTGAATGCTAAAATTCAAATGGTTACAATCGGAAACCATTTCGATGCAGAAACGGCACGTGAACGTATCGCTTCTATGTTCTATGTAGATAAAGACGCAAATGCGATTTTCGCGCCTTTCATATCAGAACGAGAAACTATCGAACTCTATAACGAGTTTAAGGAGCAAGTAAAAGGGTATAACTTATATGATTACATGGTTGTACTCAACGATACCATTGCTAATTTTCACAATCTGCTTTACACATGGTGGCCTAACGAGGATTGGGATGTGATGCTTCTAAGATTCAGTGAGATAGCCGTAAATTGGCTTAACGATGATGATACGCTATTTCCTGGCGAAAAGGCATGGAAAGTGTTAGGTATCAAATAATATAAAGGCCAGTAGCCGACTTTTGACTACTGGCCTTTACTTATTTCAATAATTCGATATTCAAGCCCTTTTTGGCGACTAAAACAGGCTTCCCAGTCGCTTTCATTACTTTGTCAGCAAATAATGCTCCATTCCCGTTATTCTCACTCACATGAATAAGAATAATAGCTTTGGTATGTTGCAGATTATTGCCGGACAAAAAATTCAGCCCTCTTTGCAAACTCATGTGCGTTGCTTTAACGCGCAACCCAACTTTCTTAGGGATAATCCCATTCTCTACACTCTGATCCACCAATTCATTAGTATGATTGCATTCTATCAATATATAATCAAGCGGAAAGTTGAAATTATATTTGACATGATGAGTATCAGTAAGGAAAAGTAGGTTGCCGAAATCTTCGTGGTAGATAATAAAACCACAGGGTTCATTAGTATCATGTTCGGTATCGAATGCTTTTACGATAAAGTTCCCGACTTTGAATTCGACAAACAAAGGTATTGCGCAATAATGGAAAGTTCCTACGTTAACATGACATTCCTCCAGCGTACCCTTTGTAGCGTAAACATTAAATGATTTGGCATATTGCTTAATAAATGCCGCATGATCCCCGTGACTATGCGTTATCAAACATCCGTTAACTTTGCCAACATTGTTATGCAACGCTTCTACCGCGTGTCGGTAGTTTACTCCGCATTCGATTATTAGAGCTTCGTGCTCATTTTGCAATATGTAGCCATTGCCTGAGCTTCCGCTTCCTAAGACGGTTAATTCCATGTGTTTTTTCGTTAAAAGAAAAGGGGAGCAAGAAGATTACTTACTCCCCCATATTTAAAAACTATGACAAATTGAACATATCAGGCATCTTCTGCTTACCAATAGGCTGTATCTTAGAAGATGTTTCAGGAGTGATTGGTTTGTTCCCCTCTGGCTTGCTGACCGAAACTGGGGCATCCGTCGTTGCTGTGCCTGTGTTCATTCCCATTGATTGAGAATTAGCTTCTTTCTGCTCTTTCAATTGGGCGTGGGCGAGCTTCTCTTCTGCGGAAAGCTGTTCAATGTTATTATCAGTGACCTCGGTGTAATCCATATCTTCGAGTTCTTCTTTGACAGCGACACCGCATAGAATCTCAGGGCAGTAGGCGCTTTGAAAGCGTGTCGCTGCGCGATAACGTAGCATCTGCTCAGGCTCAGCTTTCCAGTTACTTCCTTGTCTATCATACCAACCTTTCCGTTTGGCAATATCGATTGTTATCAAAGAACCTTTGAGGACTTCTCCTTGCTTGTCAATTGCATAGGCACGACATCCCCAATTGTCTTTGCCTTCTTCGCCGACAAATTCGTAGCGAAGGGACGATGCGAATAATCCACTCGCATTGATACAAGCGATAAGGAATCTTGCAGAGAAACCAGGCTGCCCGTTGACAACGTAGATATTTTGCATGATCATCAATGGATTAGTGTGCATTCTCAGCGCCAAGTCAATCGCTATCATGGTGTTACCTACATTGCTTTGGAAAGCCTTAGGAACGATAGTCGATGAAGCAAGCGCCTGAGACATCTTGAAACCTGTAGAAAAACTCTCTTGGTTCGCAAACATGTTGAGAGTTGTAGTCGGGGTGATTACCGAAACTCCGTTATTTTCAGTCATATTATTGTGTAATTATAGAGTTAAACATTCTCGATTCTGAAAGGTTCACCGTACTTGCATTGTAAGTAGATGGTCTGTTGATCCGACGGCAACGCGTTTTCAACAGATTCTTTTCTGTCAACAAAGAGAGGAACATGAATATCCTTAGCCTTGGCTATGCCATTGATAATATCAATACCCATGTTAATCACAGTGCCATCATTGGTATTGTTGTAATCAACACCATTGGGATCTATGGCCGTACATATCTCCTTCTCATCATCGTTGGTGATATTCTGCTCATAGAATTTCCAGCGAATGAGTGAAAAATAAGCATTAACCTTGCTCTCAACGATAGAGATTTTCGCTTTCTTGTATGCCTTGATCTGGCGTATGACTTCATTGCAATCAGCGATAACCTGAGCAAGTTCGCGTGATCGAGCGTCAAGCTTCTTTTTCTCTTTCTCAATGCGCTCGTTCGTGTCTTGGGCTGACAAACGCTTGATAAGCTCATCATGTTTCGCTGAAAGTTGAGCCTTCTTCTGCTTATTCTCTTCCAAGGTTGAGTCTATCTTAACAACAGGTTGGGTAGCCTCGATTGCTTGTAAATCTTTGTCCGCGTCAACCTTTGCTGAACTTTGCTCCCATGTTTCCTGTTGAGCATCCATACGCTTCTTAACAAGCGTGTTGTAGGCCTGCTGCTTCTCCTTAAGGTCATTCTCGTCACCCAAAGAAGTCATTTGCTTATAGGTGTTGATTCGGCCTTTGAGAACGATTATCTGAATACGCTTCTCGGAGGCAGCGTTCTGTATCTCTGCCAATTGCTTAGCTTTGCAAGTATTAAACTCGCTTACAGCGTTCTCATACTCTTTCTCTTTCATCGTGTCCGTATAAGGACGACCACAAACGGGACAAACATCTGTTTGGGTAAAGTTAAATTCCTTCTCGTTAACATCTTTCCATTGTTTAGTCAGGTTCTCGAACTCTTCTGTCAAAGTTGCAAGTTTTACCCCATCTTGCACATTGAGGTCTTTGTGTTCTTTGACCTTAGCTTGTGACTTACGCAACTCCTCAGATGCGGCACTTACTTCTTTGAAGAGGGTATCTACTTTTTTGTAATGGTTATCTTGCCAAGTCGTGCGAGCTTTGTTATAAGCATCTTTTGCAATAGCGAGTTTTGCGGCATATTCTTTCTGCTCGCTCGTATTTGTTACAACGCCTTGAAGCATTGTATCGATGTCGGCAATCTGCTTATTTATATCGCTTACTTCTTTTGCGATCGTAGCGAAATCATCATCTACACGCAATGCGTCTTGTGCATGGACCTTCGCAGGTATCATCAGCAACTCATCATTGGCCTTTTTGCGTGTAGTTTTTTGCTGGATAAGCATATCGGCAATATCCTTATGCTCATCAACGACACCATGATGGACTGCTGGATAATCTTGCATAAGCGCTTTTTCATCAATCTCTCCAGCGAGTGACATTAGGATGCGGCGGCGGATGTCGATTTTGTAGCTCCAAAACAAATTGATGTTTGAAAGCATGAACCAGTCGTCATAGTCGCAAAGACTACTTAGCTTCTCCTTAAAAGCAGTGACAGAGTAGGGTACTTCATCAATGATGCGAGTTTGTGCTGTGCCAAGAAACTTCTCTTCGACAGTATCTTTAGCTTTCCAACGCTCTGATAAGCGACGTTCAATCTTTATATCTCGCTCATCGTTGAAGTTAATGACAATAGTTACCGAAGTTTCGAGTTTATGGATAATTTCATTGTTGCCATCCAAAGTCTGAACCGTTGTGTCAGGACGACTCGTTACTCCGAACAAACACCATAAGTAGGCATCATAGACAGTTGATTTTCCTGTCTCGTTTCCTCCGCTGACTAATGTGTTGTGGAAGAACTCTAATTCTTCGCTCCGAACTTTTTTAAAGTTCCGCAACACCATAGATTTCAATTCGATTTTCATACTTACAATTTATCTTTAGATATTGTTTTCTTTATGCGCTCACAGATCTCATTCACAAAAGAAATGTCTGCGACTTTTGAGCTATCAATCTCTTGTTTTTCGATCACAGCTCTTTCGGTAAGTTGATTTGCTCTCTCCGTATCGAAGTTGCGTAGTGCGATCATGATATTTTGAGGGTTAATTGTTCGCCCGACATATAATGTACCATAACCACCAGCTACAAAACTTTCAAAGAAATATGTGAGTTCGCTTGCTGAAAGGTAGAAATACGTGTATCGTATTCTCCTTGCTATCATGATAATCTGTATGCTGGCGACTTGCTCTATCGCTCCACATATGCGAAACACATCAAGCAGTTGCCCTTTTATCCAATCAAGAGAAACGCCTTGACCTAACTCTTTGTCTATTGATATAAGTGAATTTTCATCATTCATAGCTTCGTTCAAAGATATGATAGGCAATAGTCGTTGACTAATCATTGGAAACCGCTTAACAAGCAAAGAAGCCTTATTAGTCGGAGCTAAAGACTTCGGCTGCTTTTCGAGCAAATAAGATGCTTGATTTTTTTTGTTGTTGTTCTGATTCATCATACACTGAATAGATTTCATCCTCCCAACATCTGCCATTCAGATATGTAAGAGGGTCTTTCTGATACACTTTATTTGTAACGGATGCTACATATTTAGGAGTAGCAGTAATACAAGCCTGTCTATCCTTTTTGCTCATGTGTAGCCACTTCTTTAAGCACTTAGGTTTGCCTCTTTTCTTATTATAGAGGTTCCACCATTGCTCAAACTCGTCGTTGACAACAGCAATTGATTGTGGAGGTATGACCTCATAGCCATTAGCTTCAAGCAAAGCAATCGCACCTTTCAATTCGTCTTGATTCATTGGTTCACCTTATTAAATATATTCTCCTGCCCAAAATCGGGTTATCTCAGATCCTGTGACAACGGTTTGGCCGTTTGGTCGAATGATATTCTTCATGATGCCAGACTTGATGTAGCGATACAGTGTAGTCGGGCTTACGCCAAGTATTCGAGCAGCCTCGCTAATCGAATACCGCCATTTAGGCTTTACGTTAGGTTGTTCATTTACCATCTTCTTTCATGTTATTCCGCCGCAAAATACCATAGATAGCAGCTTCTGTGGCGTAGTTAAAGTCACTCATTGTGCGACGCACAGCCTCCGACTTTAAGAGGCCGTGCTTAATGTACTTTCCTACGGATTCGCACACTTTCCGTTCTTTCTCTTTCTGCGAAATGTGTTTAATTGTCATTTTTTAACTATCAAATAATATATAAATTAATATATTCTTTCTACTTTTGCATAAGCGAAATAGATTTATGTCTTAACGACACCGCAAAATTAATAAATTCTATTCATACACGCAACAATATTATTAATAAACTATTAGTTTTTATATTATTTTATATATTACAATGGAGACTTTCAAAGATAGAGCGAAAAAAATATGCGAATACGAAAGAATGTCAATGGCTAAGTTCCAAGAAAGCTTAGGATTGAGCATTGGGCATTTTTATAACACGAAGCATCTAACACGTAAAGTCGCGAAATTGATCGAAGAGATTTATCCTGAGATCAATGTTGATTGGTTGGCGACAGGAAATGGGCAGATGGTTAAGAACGGAGCACTACCAAAGTATGCTACCGAAGGAAACAACAATTGCATCCCATTGCTTCCTCTCGTATCACAGGGAGCGATACCAAATGCTATTGAAACAATCTTAGCAGAAAATGACTGCGAGAAGATAATCACCCCGATACAAGGAGTCGATTTAGCTGTTTCTGTATACGGTGATAGCATGTCGCCTGAATTGCCAAATGGAAGCAAGGTGCTCGTCCAGAAGATCAATGATGCCGCATTCGTAGAATGGGGTTGCACATATTTGCTTGATACTGTTAACGGCATAGTGCTTAAAAACGTTTTCCAAGGCAAAGATAACGCAGATGAAATCATTTGTCGCTCTGTTAATCCTAATTTTGCCGACTTCACTGTGTCCATTAGTGATATAAGGGCATGGTATAGGGTTCGCTGTTGCATTATCATAAAGTGATAATTGCTTCTCAAAACCATGCAAATAACGTGCAATCGAAGAATACATAAGTGTTGCAAATTGCTGTAACAGAGTGTGTTGCACGTCTTTGTACAAATACCTGGGGCATATTTGCCCCAGCCTCTCGCCACCCAGCCG